TGAAACCTTTTGTGGCTCTGGTATGCCTGTGAGGGCAATATTTTTAAGTATGTAACTTACATCTTTCATTTAGTCCCTGTTAATCCAACGCATCAAATTTATGAACAATAAATAACATATCCGAATATTTTTAAACATTTATTTCAAAAATAAACCCGCTTTATTGTAAAGTCTTTTATTTGCTATGTCACAATATTCTGAAATCAATTCCGATAGAATGAAATTAAAGCCTTCATTCGTTGCTGAAAGCGCAGCAGGACCTGACCCGCCAAACGGATCATAAGTTAAGCCTCCTTTTGGTGTTACAAGTCTCTGCAGGTATTGAATTAATTTTATAGGTTTAACTGTCGGGTGAAAATTTTGTGAAGACCTGTTTGTTCCATCGCCTTGAAACGATCCGGGGTTTTGGGTACCACTTGACCAGATCATAGGTTTTGTCTGAAACTGATGTAACCCATCATTCCGTTCACCCCTGTCAGCTTTCGCAATGTAAAAGAACCTCGAGGCCCCGCCTTTGTCGTCATAGAAAGTATCACCGTCATCGCCTCTTTGAGCATAGTCACCGTAGATGCCTTTTGATTTACCACTATGTCCTGATTTGACTTTCGCAAACGCTCCGGCTTCGGGTACCTGTTTATCAAGTTCAACTGCAGTAAACTCATCGAGAATTATATTTGCAGGAAAACGACCAATAGTCATAAAGTCAGTTGATTTCTTCATATTATTACCAAATCCGCTGTCACCACAATTCATTCCACTCCCCCCTTCTTTGTCATATTCTCTTGGTTCTGTTGTCCTACTTACTTCAACCCTGCACCCATCAATATTAATTCCACCTGTACCCCATTTTAAGACATTCTGAGCAACGGTCTTTTCGCTTAATGGCTTTCGTGCTACACAAATATGATTATGATGTGATTTTCCGTCCTCTTCCTGGAAGTTTTGAAGATCCGTTGATATAGCATTGACGTGAGCAGAAAGCATTTGGATGTTCTTTAATAACTCCATTGAGTCGAGTAAATATTTTACCACAGGAGGGACATTCGCATATTGTTCTTTTTGACAAATCTTTTCCTTTATGATGTAATTGAGAATGTCTTGCGACAAGTAACAATTCAAGGTTTTCGGGTCTATTATCTGATCTATTTGTGTTTTTGTGGTGGACATTTTCAGACGACAATAATTTTCTTCCGAGTATTTGCTCCATGATGATACGGTGTTCAAGTTGATACTCATTTCCGACTCGAATTGCGACATATCCATCTGATCTAATAAACCTGCCGACATACTGATGGCTTCTTCTGCAGTCCATTGAACAATACCTAACGCCTCGCTTAATTCTTTTGGGCTTAACTTGAAATTCTTTTCCGCAACATTCACATTTAACAGTAACCATAATTTAAGTTTTAATACATATAGGCTCATGCAAATACTATGCCAATATTGTATATCTGTAAGGGGTTTTTGCGCAACGGTTATTATTTCATGTGCGGGCTTTAAACCGGTACCCCAGCCGGACCAATAAGTGGCCGGATAAGTGGCCGGATAAGTGGCCGGACGTTCTTTGCCTCCATCAAACATTGATTTTTTACCCTGCTTTTGAGAAGTCCAAGTCTGTTCTCCTTTGTCATTAAGAATATTTTCTCTTTTTACGCCTGCCTGTTTGTCAATAGCCTTGCTAATATCTAATGACTTCGGGAATCCCGACCCGTAGAGCCACAGAATTGAATCTCTTATTTCAAATCCTGCATCTTCAATAGCGCAAACCATACGGTGTGATGTCCGGGTACCACCAAAAGCAAGTAAGTACCCGCCGGGCTTTAATACCCTTAAACACTCCTTCCAAAGATCTACATTATAAGCAATGCCGGAGTTATCCCATTTTTTACCCATAAATCCAAGTTCATACGGAGGATCTGTTACTATTGAATCAACAAAATTATCCGGCATTCGTTTCATGGTTTCCCTGCAATCTTCATTATATATTTTATTCAGTTCTATCATTTCAAGTATTCGTCAATGATTTTCCGGCATTCGTCAAACCCGACACCGAATTCCGCCCTATAACCTTTCTCCCGGAGTGCCTGTATCATCTCAAACTGCTCGGTTAAATGTGGTGTCGCCGGTTGTAATGACTTATTGAGTAGTTTCGTCCCTTCGACTTTGATCTCAATGAACAGACCGTGCCAGAAGCTTCTTGGTGAAGCAATAAACAGATCAGGATATCCTTTATTTCCCTGTATCGCTTTCATTTTGCCTGACTGAGCTTTTGATAAATTCAGCCCGGCATAATCGAAATGATAGATTACCTTCGGAAATTGATATCTCAAATACATGGCTATTGCCTGACAGATTTGATATTCACGGTCGTTTCTCATAGTATAATTATTTCTTCCTCATTATTTCTATTTATATAGGCAAATACCTGATCTTTTTTGACTTGCTTACTTATTACAACATCTTTAGAATAACTGGCTTTGTACCATTCAGCATAGCTTTTTGATAATGTATATGATAATCCATTATCCTTTTCACTGTTTGTAGCACGATAAACAATAAGGTTTTCTGGTAATTCTCTGATTTTATTATGTTCTTCAGGAGTTGAAAAATAATATTGTTCTTTCCTATTTGACTTCATTAATAGTCTGAATAAGTCATTATACTCAATAGACCCGCAAAGAACCCAGGCAGTACGGAGAAGTTCCCAGTATCTTTCATCTGATAAATTCTTTTTATTTTTTACAAATATCTCAAGAACCTCTGTCTGGCTGTGATTTACATCCCAAGCATGAATTAACTTCTTTGAAATTTTAGAATCCTTTATTAACACCTTTTGTTTTAATTTAGGATACCGCCGTGTCATTGGTATATGAACATTATTACCTTCAGTCGTCATCTTATTAGTTTTGAATTAACTCTATCTAAAATAATCAATGACCTGCTCGGTTTCCTCCGCTTCAGCTTCATGCGGATCAGGAATATTATCGCTCTGATCGGTTCGGAAAATACTTTCAACTGAAAATTCATCTTCATCTGTTTCGGGATAATGTTTGTTCACGGTTAAGGCACTTTTGCATAAGCTCATACATTCCAATTTTCTCATGATTCTTCCAGTTAGTACGTTTATTTTCCTCATACATTTCAGTTAATTTATCCCAGTTTTCAACCAAATTAGACCATTCAGGACAAAGTTTTTTCAATCGGAATAATGATGTTTTCCATTCCGGAACTGCCTGTAAGAGTTTATAACACCTGCTAAAATCATCAGGATCGTAAGGATAATTAATCGGGAATTTTTCTGTACCCACTAAACAATTCCACATAGTTTTTGAACTCATACCATGTTCCCCGTTTGCCATCCACCACATTGCTTTTTCTTTTACCCCTTGCGATTGGTCAACTTCTGGCTCTTTCCATGTCGGTGGACAGTCTTCGTGTAGTTTATCAAAAGCCTTTATCTTTTTTCCTAACTCATCAACAGGAATAGGATATTGTATTTTATGCGATTCCCCACAATTCAAACAGAATAATTTTTCATTTCTTATTGTTGTGTTTTTCATCTCATTATAGTTTTGATAGGAATTTTATTAATACCCCGTTTTTGTTAGTCTCAACTCTTCTTTCTCATAGGAAAGCAATGACCGTAAACCGTCAATCTGATGCACGCAACCTCTGTTAATCCTTTCAATCCAGTCAACTATGAAGGATTCTTCCTCACAGATCGAATCTAACAGGGCATTTTGGACAGTTGCAGACAGATGTGATGCTTTGGCTATCTTAATTATTGTCCTGTTTATTTCAAGGGTCTTTTTGCCTCTCAGGTCTTTCTTGGCTTGTGCCAACATTTGCCCGGAACGTGACATGTAACTCATCAGAGTAGATATTCTTTCCGTCATTTCTTCAGGATCGTTTGAAACAACAATATCTAAATATGACTGAATTGTTTCAGCCTCTTTTTTAATCTCATCTATATTCATGGCTATTCTTTATAGAATCCCTGAAAACGAATGACATTCATATACTCCGGTGACTTAATAAGTCCATCACCACGTCCGTTAAGCGATTCTGCTCCCGGCTCATCAATCACAACCATTGAATCAATATCTTTAGGGACCCTGAAACATACCTGCACTGGCAGGTTTACTTTTGCATCTCCCGTGATAACCTTTGTTGAAGCTCTCTGAGTAGCTGACATGATTCTAAAGCCACAGGAACGCCCCTTTTGCAGTAATACCCGCAGGTTTTCTTCCAGTGACTTATCGACACTCTTGACAACTCTCTTTGTCTTGGTGGCTCCATTGGCATATCTCCCAACAACCTCTTCACCGTAATTCTTCAGATCATTGCCCTTTCTGCTATTTGCAACAGCATCCGCGAACTCATCAAATACAACAAGGGTTTTTTTGTTGATGCCGTTCTTAACCCTGCTTTCCATTTCCTCTACAAGCATCATGATCTGAAGCTCAATTTCTTCTATTTCACAAACTACCTTAACCCCGGAGACTTTTGAATAGCCTTTAAATTCATGTTTAGGGTCGAAAATATAGACCTCATGCACTCCTGTTAATAAGGCATATTCAATTGTTGACCTCAGGAATACCGATTTACCGGATCCGGTTGCACCACAAACTAAAATGTGCGGAGTTGAATGATTGTCGAGATCCCAAAAGATTGTTTGTCCGAAGTTATCAACACCGATAGGCAGCCCGTGACCATTAAGTTTTGAACCGTCCCAGACAAGTGTCGATGTGTTTTTCTTCCCTGACTCAATTACCAGGTAAGACTTCCCTTCATATACAAACAAATCTTTGTTTATCCTGACATTTGAGACATTCAGGGCGTTTGCGATGTCAAGTTTATATCTCTGGATGGATGAGATTTGCACCCCTGCATTTATCTCAAGCAAATATGATGCACTGGAATAGCCGTCAAATATGTGTTGAACCTTTGCAATTATGCCAAAGGATCTGAGTATGTGTTCTATTTTTTCCTGGTTTGTCATGTTTTTATTTGTGAAATCGTACGGTATAAATTCTTCTGTGAACTTTTTAAAGTTTCGAATGGTTGTCGGGGTTACGGAAGCCAGTGAGGAATCTCTGATTTTCCTCATGCGCTCCCTGAGTAATGGCTTTTTATTCTCAGGTATGTTGAAATCTTCAACCTCTGCAATCATTGTTCTTGCCCAGAAATCATATAATTCAGCTTTATCTGAGAGGTTATCATTATCATTAATCATGTAAACATAATCCGGGTTCCCGACCGCCTCAATCATTCTCTTAAGTGGTTCATACAGCAATGCTTCATAAAGTCTCCTGGTGTCGGCATTCATCACAATCTTTGTTCTGATCATTTGCGGTGAACCATCTTTATTCTTTGATGATTTATTTTCGATTAACCAAACCTCGTCAATCTTTTCGCCATATTTTTCTTCATACCCCAAAACATAGGTAATGGCTTGTTTTCCGCTTGTGAATTTTAGTTCTTTGTCATCGGTGAAAATACCTTTCGACTTATGATCTGTAATAACCCGTTTGCCATCGTTCGTTGTGAAAACAAGGTCCAGAACTAAATGGCAGGGCATTGGAATATCGACCCCGTTAATTGTCAACCATGAGGTTATTGACTCTTCAACACTGATAACTTCTTTTATCTCATCGGTGTAAATATGAATCTGAGTTAAGAAATTATTAAGCAGTTTTGTAACTGTTTCCGTTGCTGCAATTTTGCACTCCTCAATTGTCGGAGTTGTTTTCATGATCTTCCAATAGTCTGCCCGGACATTATCAATATAAGCGTATGCAACTGTTTCAAGAGCGACCAAATCAGTTACGACACCCTCTTTAAGGTTTGAGAAATATAAACGAAGCGCAGCATGATAAGCCTGTCCGGCTATCGTTGTGGCAGAACTTTTGCCATAGCAATGATAAATATATTGCATCTCGAATGCTTTTTCATTGCCGGCAAAGGTTCTTGTTTTGGAATAAGACCAGGAGTCAATCAGATAGTTTGATAATAACTCCTCTTTTTGCTCCTGGCTTAAATCTTTGTACTTATTCATTTCTGAATTACAATAAAGTTGGTGATGTGGTTTTTGAATCTCCGGCCTGTTTGGTTTCGGATTTCTTTTCTTTGATATCTTTCTTTTTGTCACCAAGCTTCTCGTCATTTGTTTTAAGGGCTTCTTTTCTGGCTGCCTCAGTATGTGCTGCAAAGGATTCTTTAACCGTTGTGGTGCCTTCCTTAATAGCAGTGGCGAGGGCTTTTAACTCAAAGCACTTCTCTTTATCCATTTCCTGAATATTTTCAATTGCCAGGTAACTTAATAACTGATCTGTGGGAACAGCTAGTTTTGCATAATATTCAATCAATCTCTGTCTGACTTTTTCAAGATCCATACTCTTCCCCATTGCAACTGCCTTGACTTTTTCAATGACATTCTTTGTTACTGCTTTTGGGACCACTTTCAAAACAGCGTTCCTGAATGCAATTGCGCTGGCTGCATTGCCGGTGACAACCTGCATATCTTCGCTGAATGTCTTCCCGAATCGGTCTGTAATTCTGCGTTTCACTTCAACGGAAACAGCGAGATTTGTTTCAAGGTCATGGCAAATACCCATTGCTGTGATAGTTTTGCCATCATTGCCAATGATCCTGGTTTGCACCCGCATGTTTCCCCATGCACCTGCAATAATTTCAGTCATACGGACTGACAGACCTTCAATGATTGTATCCTCTTCGCCCGGTCTCCCTTTTCTCCGGAGTGCATAAAAGCAGTCTTCAGCGGTCTCTGTGTCCATTGTGGCGTATGTCTCAATCTGATTCAGTACATGCGACAAAACACGGGGATACTGTTTTGCAGTTGCGACCTGAATGTCTACTTCAGAGCGATTAAGTGCAGATACCATTTCCACACTTGAAACATTTGTTACTTCTTGGTTTTCCATTTTGTTTGGTAGTTAATTTATGAATGAGAATTTTATTTAAATTATATTCTATATTTTGCCATGAATGTTTTAAAGTCCTGCACAAAGTTTTCAAGGTCGGCAAATGTTATCCAGCAAAAAGGCGTCCCGTTTATAGTTACCTGTGTATCTAAATATTCACCTTCACATTGTTCGCAAGTGAAACAAAGTGTATTGTTATCTATTATTCTTGTAACGCCTCTTTTCATGGTTATAGTTATTTATTTGAATTGATCAGTAGTTCCGCAGCCTGTATGATTGTGTCCTCTGAAATCGCTCCGTCCGTGACATGGCCAAGCAGTTCAAAGGCAGCGGGTGATTGTTCCATAACATCATCTTTAATCATCTCTGCCAACACATCAACCTCACCCCCTGAGTTCATGAGCAGGTATTTATGATATGCGAGCAGATTGATTGTTTTAGGCTCATTAAGATCTTCGGGGACGTTCTCCGGTGGAAGTAATTCGTGTGTAACTAATGTATCTATCATGATTTTTGGTATTCATTTATCGGGATTAACTTTCTTTTCTCCTGTTCTAATATTTTAAGATCCAAATCGAAACATAATTGAGCCATAGCCAGAGAGTCGTGCCGCCTTGAACAATGCCTGCAGTAATAATATTTATGATTAGTCCGGGATTTCATAAACTTAATTTAAGCAATATAGTTTTATCAGTTCCAGATTCAGGATATAGTTACCCGCTAAAAACGGATCGAACGGGTCGGGTTGCAAACAGAATACTTCTTTCATCTTTCTTTAGATAACATTTCAAATTCATTACGGAGCCCAATACTGAATAGATCAGAGGCGACCTCAGTCGGGTTTTTCTCTACACCTGCTTCTTCAAGTGCAATAAGATACTTTTTAAAGAGTATATTATCCGCTTTGGATATTTCAATTACCCGACCTGTTTTTTCTTTGATTTTCTTTGCCATAATTTTAGTATTAATTAGCGGTAACGAGTGCGGGAGGAGTAACTCCAGTAATCCGCACCCGACCGACTAAGGTTAGTTTATGCCATCATTCCAGTAGGCATATAATAATATTCATTGTTTGGGAAAAAACGCTTATAACGTTCAACCATTTCCTTAGCGTCTGCTAACTTTAACCCTTTTGTGTGAGGTGTGCCGTTTTCATAAAAATCGTACCTTTTCATCTTAGTCGGTTTTAAATCTGTCATATTGACGAAGTAAAGATAATACTATATTTGATATAAACAATACTATTAATATAATAATTAACATTATTTAACTATTTTTAACATTTAGTGACAATTCGGAATAGCTTCAATTACTGAATGAAAAAAGCCGGAAGGAAACTACCCCCTCCAGCCAAACCTAACTAACCCTAATATGAAAAAACCCTATTTTATCAGTAATTGATGCCCGGCCTCAAATATGACAGCTCCTGCGAGCATGTGAAACCAGGTCTTATTATAAAAATGTTTGTCTTCTTTAACAATCAGGATATCCATTGAATTAATCTTTAGGTAAGGATTCTGACTGGTAAATATTCCAACCGGTTTAGTTTTTAAAAACCCTGCCTTAACATAGCCTATTGACATTTCACCCGACACCGGGACCTGAAGATCAAACCATGCCGTTCTATTCTGATTCATCCCGGCATTAAGAGAAAGGAATTTCTCATTGATTTTAAGCAACTGAAAAGGAATCCGCACATAATCCCGTGCAACGCCCGAAGTGTCCTTAATCGTTATAAAAACCGTATTAGGCGGCAATTTTAACAATGAGTCCTGTCGGTGAACAACCCCGGTTAATTCTGCATTCGTTACAAGCTCTTTAATATGCAATGCTTTCAGCCTTTCGTTTTCAAGAATCTGGACTTTTAATGCATCTTCTTTACTCAGAATGATAGCATCTTTTGTCGTCACGGTGTAATTCAATCCTTCAATAGTTACAAATGACTGCTTAACACTGTCTCTGGCTGCAATTAAATTGCCTAATATAGTATCCCTTTCTTCCCGAGTGCTGCACTTACCCAGAAGAAAAGAGATCGTTAAGCAGGCCAATATTAAGCCTGCAATGATTACGCCCTTTTTGATCTTCAACCAGAATGCCAATAGTTTTGTTTTCATGCCTGGGTTTCTTTCTTAACCGTTTCTTCAGTAGTTTTTGTGCTGGTAGTTTTCATACCACTAAAAAACTCAGCCGTTACCGCACCAATACAGAATAATATCACTCCGATTGTTGCGTAAAGAATCTGAGGATCAATTTCTGAACCTGCAATGTCCGCTTTTACTTGCATGTAAAAGATGAAAGTAAAAATGTATAATACAAGTCTTTTACTACTTGCTGAGCCTGCCTGATCTTCAAGCAAACCGCCAAACCATTTGATTAATTTCATAATTTTAAATATTTAAGGATTTACTAATGTTACTTTTTGTCCTGTGTCGCGGCTATCAATATGAAGCCATGCTACATTCCTCTCAAGTCTGAATGGATGTGGCACTTGTACTTGGTTCTTAACAAGCCATAATCGTACTTCTTCAGGTGTGCGGCCCTGAATACCACCGTCTGTTCCCTGCCCTGTAAAGTGAGGAGAAACATATATTATGCCCGCCTGTGTCTTTGATAGGTTTAGGTTGCAGAAATTACATCTTAATCCACGCTCGTCTAATAACCCATGTGGCTCAGGCGGCAATAAATCAAGCTTTATTGACTTACCTGATTCAATCATTTCCTTTAATGCAAGAATATAATCAGATTCCCGGTGATCTTCATACCAGTTATTCACGAACATTGGGCCCATCTTTGTCCTCACCCAATCAATATTAATAAGTTGTTTCTGATCAAAGAACTGCCATGCAATTTCTCCATACTTGTAATAAATATGTGGACAGACAATCTCTTCGAGATTAAAATAAATAGGTTTATTTATCATTGTGCGCTTCCTTTCATTCGTATCCCAACTATATGCTGATCAAACTTACCCTCAATTCTATCTAATGAATTATAAATTCTTTCCATATCTATTTTATCAGCTTTTGTCTCTTTTATTTCCTTTATTTCCTTATCCTTCTCTTTTATAGCAGTTTTATTTTCAACCGCTATCGTTTGAAGTGTTTCGATCTGTTGGACCCGTTTCCCTGCTGAAAATGAACCCGAAGCAATGCCTCCAATTGCACCACCAAGTAATGGGACTATGAAAAGTATAACCCATTTCGGCATACTGATTTTTTCACTCTTATCTATTGTCATATCGTTATTTATAAATCATCACAAATTAATATTCAATACAAGCCTTTGCAGCACTATTGGTATGTTCATACTGACTAACAATCATTACTGTATTTTGCCAGCCGAACCCGATATTTGATGAAGTAAGGCCTATTTCTGCAGATGCCTTATTACTCCAAACGACATCAACATTCGTATCCGTAGGAGCTGCTTCGTAATACGTATAAGACCCTCCACCATTATCAGTGATATTGAATATTAATCCTCCCATTGGCCCCGTATCTCTTAAGGCATATTGCCCAACTGATCCGTTAAATTTCCTTGCAGGTCTTACACTATATGCAGTATTTTTTGTTTGTACTGACGGATAAAGTCCGATATGAAATTTTAGACAAGTTGCTGTCGTTGCGGATGCCTCTGTTGAACTCCAATAATACCAATCAGCTTGGAAGTCTCCCACGCCATACCAAAATAGTTCTGTAAACATTGCGAATAATTCACTAGAGGAAGGCAGGAACCAACCCCCCGCTGGTATTTCTTCCGTAGCAGCATACCCTGTTACAAAATCTGAATAACATGATGCGGCGTAAGTTCTTATTTTATAATAATAAGTCGTCCCGGGTGCCAAACCCCCATCAATGTATCTTATCGCATTTGGAGTAGTCGTTTTAATTAATTCCCAGTCATTAACACCATCAGGCGAGCGATATATTTCAAATCCAATTTCATCCCAAGAATTATCAAACCACGTCCATTCCATTTGAAAATATCGCTGGTCATTAACACCAAAACCCTCAGGAGGACGACAAGTTGATCCATAATTTCTAAAGTTTAAAAGGCTATTGCTAACATTACTGCCATCTATAAAATGATATTGCGGATAATATAAATAATCGAACTTATCTCCAACCTCAAAACATCTCGCCAAGTCCATTGTATATGATGCCTGAGTAATTGTTGTGGCTGTACTGCCTGTTCCGTCTATTGTAGCCGGACTAAAAGACACGCCCGGAGTATTGCCGGTGAACGTACAAACGCCACCTCCACTGTTCGCTAAAGTGACACCCGGGTAACTTGTTGAATATGATGTAACGAAATTGGCTACCGTTGTGGCTGCATTGGTATTCCAGATCATTGCATGAGAACCGCCGTTACAAGTGACCGTGCAGTTAGCAGGATAGCCGCTCTTTGTTACCTGATCAACTTGAGCAACCGCATCCGGCCTGACAGTATTGGCAACATTAAAGAGGGAAAACGTCTCAGTATTTGGCACCTGAGCAAATGAGCTCAGGCAAAATAAAAGTGATAATATTAGTAGCTTACTTCTCATGTCTCTTTCCTTTTTTGTAAAAATACCAGTCCCTTTTTACCTGCCTGTCATTTGCCTTTTCAAGTTCTGATACTCTGTTTTCAAGTTCTGCTATTTTGATAACAAGCAATTCTATATAATTAACTGACTTTATCCCTGCTCTATCTGTTCTGACTAATTCCGGTGCGATTAATTCCAAGTCCTGAGCGATGACCCCATAATGAACAGTCTTTAGATCTGATTTCATATTGAATTGAATAAAATCAATCTTGTCAAAATGTGGCAAGTCATTAATTGACCTAATATTTGTTTTGAGCCGTCTGTCTGATAATTGAAAGTTTGTTGCTGTGACAATATGAGCCCCCATGTTCAAATCAGTCGTTGCCCCGGTATAAGGAACCAACCCGCTCAGACTTTGATCTCCTGAGTTTGTGCCTGTCAATCCTAAATCAGTTTTCAGAGTTGCCAGTGAATTGACTTCAGGAGCACCCGCCCCGGCTGTTTTCCTGTATATAAGTGAAGCAGTTGCCATGTTGGCCATTTTAGCAAGCGTGACAGAGGCATTGGCAATTGTAAGGGCTGTTGATCCGGTAACGTCCCCCGTGTGTGTGGCATTACCCGTTACACTTGCAGAGCTCACCCATGCCGTACCGTTAGAAGTAAGAACATAACCGGACGTGCCGGGCGTTATTGTGCTATACGTTCCTGATCCTGTTCTGACCATTGCACCGTTTGCAGCAAAATCAGCATCGACAAGAGCCGTTCCAAGTGATGTTAGATAAGTGCTATTATCATAACTTACTGTCGTCCCGCTTACCTTAACAAAACCGGTGCCATTCAATGTTGCCTGAACAGGCGTCCATGATCTGGCTCCTATACTTGTTGATGTTAAGACATAACCTGTGACGGCAGGATTACCAAGAGCATCTTCTTTTGAGTCCCAATATGCTTTATCTCCTGCTGTTACATGCTTAACAGCATCGCTTATATGTGTATATGCTGCATCCCAATTAGCGTTAGTGCAGTTAGTTAATGTTCCGCTTGTCGGGGTTCCTAAAATTGGAGTCACTAGAGTTGGTGAGGTTGCCCGCACAGGTGCGCCCGACCCTGTTGCTGTCGTCCAAACCGGAGCAGCGGCACCGCCTCCGACAAGAACAGTAGTAGTTGCCCCGGCGGCCAATGCTGCATAAGCGTTATCAGCCGTGCCATATATAAGAGTGCCAGCCGCTTCTATTAATCCTGAGATACTTGTTAATGAAGCATGTAACGGCTGAATTCCTGCCTCGACAAGTGTGTTATTTACCCATGCTGAGCCGTTCCATTTAAGCAATTCACCGCTTGAATTAGTTGTAATAGTTACATTTGAATGACCGTCTAATGTGTGATTTGCACCCATTCCGGCACTTGTCCAAGAAGTACCATTTGAAAGTAATACATTTCCTGTCGTACCGGGTGCAACAAATGAAGGAGATCCCGACCCCTGACCAATTATAACACTTTCATCTGTTAAGGTTGTTAGCCCCGTGCCTCCCTGCGGAGTAGTCACCGGGTCATGATCAGTAAGCACGTTTGCCGAAGCATGCGGAAATGTCATGGTCGTGCCGTCCGTTCCGTCTAAAGTTAATGTATGTAAAGATGTAAATGTTTTCCCGGCTGTTATAGTTAAGGTATTTGTTCCATTATTAGTAATTGCTAACCCATTAAATAACGGAGAAATTAATGAAGTACCAAAATAACCCGTCCGCGGACGTGTTGCCCCACTTGCTCCAATATCATAGGTATTGTCTGTAAATGTTATATTACCATTGACAACTTGATTGCCGGTGAATGTTTGACCGGCATCTGTCCGGGCCAGAGTGGCATTCGCATTTGGTAATGTGAACGTTTTTTCAGCCGTTGTCGGGCCGGAAAACTTTGTAAAGCCATTTCCTGTGCCTCCGTATGTTGATGCGATTATCTGAGTAAGAGCCGCCGAACCGTTAAAGTTATTGCCGTAAATTGCACGTGTAGTGGTTAATGTAGCTGCACTACCAGTTGTGTTTTGATTCCAAGTCGGAACGGCGATGGACTGCCAAATAGTACCATTGCTAACCATTAAGTTATTCGCATTGCCGGGGGCGACAACTTCCGCTTTTGAGTTCCATGCCGTTCTTTCAGCAGCAGAAATATGAACATCTGTACCGCCTGCAATACAAGCATGTGTATAAGCGGCATCCCAAAATCCATTTTCTGCAACTGAAACATGGACAGAATTTCCGCCGGCAATTTGACTATGAGTATAAGCGGCGTTCCATTGCGTTGATGTACCGTCAGTTGCTGTTATTACTCCATTAACATCTAACTTTGTCCCGGGATTATTAGTCCCGATGCCAAAATTACCTGATTTAAAACGGGCGATTTCAGTAGTATAATTTACAAACCGAAGATCAAAACTTCCACCTGATGAGTAATCTGTTTTTATAAATGAACCTGTTGCATCAGCACCGAGATAAAGAGAATTTTTTCTTGTGACATCATCCGTGCTTTCCATAGCTTTAATACCGCCATCCGAATGAACCTGCAGTTTACTTGTTGGGCTTGCAGTACCGATACCAACATTTCCGCCATTAAAATAACTACCTCCTGATGCATTTATTAAAACATTTAACGCATTTGAAACGTCATACATGAAAAATTGAGAGTTGCCGCTGACATTTTCCCTGAACTTGAATAAATAATTAGTATTGGCGCTATTGATCCCAGCGTATAAATCATTTGAAACGCCAGCCGATTTAACGGTAGGTAGTCCGGTAAATGCAGGACTTGCCGACATTGCAAAAGTTGATCCTGTTCCAGTCTGTGAGGCTATTGAAGTGGCATTACCGACGGAGGTTATCGGGCCCGTTAGATTAACGGATATTGAAACAGGGATTTTATCCCATGTAGCACCGTTATACATCATTTGATCACCTACCGCAAGAGTGACATTTCCGGAATGAGTATCAACTGTTCCGGCGACTGTGCAAGTATAATAATCACCCAGAGTGCCAGTACCGTCTGTCAGTGCCGGTGAGCCATGACCGCCACCGCTTGCATCATAAGCCCCTTTGTATTGTGCCGAAGAAGTAACGGAAGTCCATTCACCCGCTCCTGTGGTGGCATTGGTGCATTTCCAAAAATAACCAACCGTAGCGCTTGTGGGTATATTAATTGCCGGAGTTGTAATTTTAGTCGTGAATGTCGGATTATCAACCGGAGCCTTTAAAGCCAACTGATCATATGTTAATTTTGCAGATGGATATTCCGTATCTGTGGAACTGCCTGAAATTGAAGTAACTTTATTTGACTTATCTTCTTTTAGTGTTCCTTTATAAACAGAAAAATAGCCTTTATTAACAATTGAATCCGTCTTTAATTTATAAATAGAAACATTGACAGTATCTCTGTTATCAACCCTTGCAAAAGTAGTATCAGAACCAACTATGTCAGTTATAAGTGTCCACCATATCTGACCTCTTGGTAATTTTGACCACCCATAAGTAGTGCCTTTATACATCCAAATTGTACTATCAGGAGTATAGAATTTAAACGAGTAAGTCGGTAGTGACTTAAAATTAACCCCTGTCGGGGGGACGTCCTGAGATTTTGTCAGAATGGATATAAAAAGAAATAAGATTATTAAAAGTTTTTTCATGATTTCGATATTAAAATATACCCGGTTAGTTCTTCCTGTAAATCAAAAAATATAGTGTCAATCAACCCGTCAACTTTAGTAAATTGTGGCATTTGTTGGAGTTGGTATTCGGTATTTGCATCAACTGTAATTATACACCTGACACCTGGATTTTCTCCGAAGTCTTCCGCATAATTCAGAGTTTTAGCAGCATCTTCAGGGTCAACTTGTTCAACCTGATAGTCTTCTATAATTGGTTGTAATAAAGCTGTAAATGGTACCTTTTTTACATTCGCATCATTTCCCCAAAGAAGTGCCATTTCGTATTTATGAAGATTTGCAAGAGCCAAGACAGGGTGAAGATTCTGAAGATTGTCGGGAGCCAGATAAAGACCCCTGCCTTTAAATACTGATTTATAGATTATTGCTGTCTGCCCGGCTGTCGGACATTTACCAGTGCGGAAATCATCAGATACATCAACCGTATTAGTATCAACTGCAATGATCGAATAAGGAACCCCAACGTAATCAATAAGATAATAACCTATTTCCTTTTGATTTGCTCCGGGGTTATTTGTGTCAATTGCTTTTACGGTTAGTCGATAAGTAGCTGCATCCTGTACCGTTTCTCTTGTAAGTTGGAAAACATTTAAAGCAAGGGTGCGCCAGGCAACAACGGGATTATATTTCGAGGCTATACTCATTTAAACGTTAAGTTTTGCTGTGCCAAATGATTCTTAATTCTCTTTTCTGCAATATCAAAATACTTTTCATCTTTTTCCATACAAATATAATTCCGGTTTGTATTTATACAAGCTATTGCAGTAGTGCCACTTCCGGCACAATTATCTAAAACTAAATTCCCTTCATTGGTATAGGTTTTGATAAGATATTCAAATAAGAGTACGGGTTTTTGAGTGGGGTGGAATCGTTGTTTTTTGAATTGATTATTAACCTCTAATGGAAACTCTAAAATTGATTTTGGCATTCTAAGTTCAGTCATATTTATTCTTTGTCGTGATTTTATATTTCCATATACTTCACCCGGCAAAGTCTCAAAATCATAAGAGCGATTAAACCTATTAGATTTACGGTTAATTTTAATAGGGTTGTAAATTGGTATGTTTTTATAGAATACTAATATATTTTCATGCTCCTTTATTGGTTGCGTTTTCGCTGTCATAAAATTACCTCCTCTTTTTTTATCCCAAATCCATTCATATTTAAACATTTTAATATTTGACATTACCAAGGCACTTGTAAAGGGCTGTGAGGCTGTTAAAACTATTGCACCATTATCTTTAATAACTCGCTTGTATTGTTCCCAAAGAGGCTCAAAAGGTATTATAACATCCCATTTACAGGCAGTAGTTCCATAAGGCAAATCACAAAGAATCATATCAATACTCTTATCAGGAATTAGTGGCATTAACTCCAAGCAGTCACCAATATATGTTTTATTCAACTTCATTATTTAAATATCAGTTCAATTCTTATTGCAAGTAATGTCGGAGCAAGTCCTTCAATCAGGACCGTTAATCCGTTTCCAAGTATCCCGGAATATGAGGAGTTGAACGGTACTAATAATCTTTCATTTGAGCCGTCAATCTCATATACCTTCACATCAACTATTTTCTTTCCGGTAAGAGTATGGGTAACGAGCAGATTAGTAGTGCTATTTGCAGCAATTGTCCATCCAGTTGGATAATCATCGCCTTCAGTAGCAGCTGCCACTCTTGCGGCAACGGTTGTCTGTGCGGTCAGGTCAATTGAATAGATATTAATCGCTCCGGAAGTATTTATAGCGTCTACTGCAGCATCCAGTACATTAACAGCGGCCATAGCTTCAGCCAGTGCATCTTCTACATTAGCGGCATCATAAAGATTACCTGTATCATCTATTAAGACCTGTTCTGCATCTTGCAGGCTTCCGGCAGCCAATGCTGTAAGGCTTGCCATATCTTCAGAAAACATGTAAATAACCCCGTCAATATTTACCAGTAATCCCGGGCAGCGTGAACCGATTGGAATACCGGCCAGCACTTCGGCTTCATCGGTCCATGGAGCACCTTCATTCAAATATCTCTCATCAACCGGGCTTTGAGTGGCTGGAAAAAATCCTATTACAATAGTTCCTGTTGGCATGGCTAAAACTTATAAATTACTGTAAATGCTGTTACTGAAGCTAATCGCTTCAAAGTGTATATCGTATAACTAACCGGGCTGCCTTCAACTGTAAAAACATAAGTTGATTTTGCAAATCCTGAGATTATTTCAAACCCAGAAGGATCCAGAATACTCGTTAAGTCTCCGAATGTAGCCGGGTAAGCAAAGCAGAACCGGGCATCGGTCATTGTGTATTCTAATGTCTGATCTTCTTTGACCGCATCAATCGGAGTGATTAACTTAACTTCAGTGTCATTTGGTGCGGCACTTGTGACTATTCCGACATACATCGGCGTTCCGGCAATTGGTGGAGCGGTAACGCCTTCGGATATTCCTATACTATCAACATTTATTCCGATTGCATTTTTCTGAGTTAATTTCATAGAAATCTGATATAATGTGCTGCCGCCAAATCGATCCTGCGATATTTCTCCTGATTTGATATACTGAACACCATTGACCATAAATATGTCAAGGCTTGAAGCCATTCCGAGACGTGCTGCCATGTAATCAGGAATTCCGCCAGTCTTTAGTACCCTTCCGGAATAAAATACTGCAGATAGTATTGTTTTGCTTTGAGATCCTTCAAGTACTTCGCTTTCGTCCGTATCATTCGGATCAATATCAATTGCATCAATAAAGAAGTCAAGGTATTTGCCGGTACTTGTAAGAATTGACCAGTCTATAAACCTGTCATCAAGATCTGATTCGATCCTGTCAAGGTTGGTATATTTGATATATTTTACGGTCCCTTTTGCAAGTTCCGCTGTAAGATCATAAACATAAACTGGCTCGCTTGTTAAAACATCTGATCCCTGAGTTGCTTTGAAATATACTTTCTTATCATAATATGCAGAATCTAAGTTAATTACAAAATTGGTGTAATACCTGATATCAGAACTGCCATAACTTTTATCGTATGATTCTGTAATTGATTCAATTTCAGTAGTTCCGCAATATGATTTCAGAACAATATCAGTTGCCGCATCGGATTCAAACTGAAGGTATAAGACATGATCTTTGTTAAACTTCTGATAATAAGGCATTACTTTATTATTTCCCTGATACCTATTAGCATGAAGCGTGTTCCACATGTTCGGGTAAGTGTTCGACGTTGGAACATTTTTAAAAGTGATGCTATTTAAAATCGAACTGGCTATCATGATACTGGTGGTATATATTTTTCTATAATCGTCAACTCTGCTTTGTCTTCATTATTCTTTTTCTTCAGGCTTAATAAATACCCTGAAATTGTGTCGCTGAATGTCAAATATCCCAAAGGATTTGCTGATAATAATTCCAAGTCAGTCTGGGTAAATAGACATTCAATTGTATGTTTCATCGGTTTAAAGATCGGATCAGCCATGGACGAAACAAGGATATCATCACTCTCAATGATTGTATAATCATCAATCCCTGCCGTTCCTGTCGTCTCAAGTGAACTATCCTTATCAGTCTTTTGAAACCTTAATACACTCGCAGCGTCAAGCTTTGTCATTCCGGATTTAATCCTGTTACCCTGCCTGATCAGCATCCGGGACGGCGTGAAATACCTGTTTAAGAGATCATCTTTAAAAAGACTCGAGCCGTTATCAACTGATATATTCTCAGCTTTTTCAGGCTTCCAATCGTATGTTGCATCAACCTGAGTTTTGATAATGAAAATATCGCTATCTCCTTTTATATCTCTTGTCTCATCTTCTGTTATAGGGGTTGACAGGTTATCCAGAATTCCTTTCGTGTCGCCCCTCAGAGGAGAAATGTTCTCAAACTTAGTAGCGGTATTCATTATTGAAGTGCGCCTGTTTGTTGTGTTCGGTTCGGCCCTCCCGTTTGCGCTCAGGTATTCAAAGCTATCAAAGCCTGACTTCAAATCATTCGGGACCAGTTCCGGCATCACTGCTGACTGGATATCGTATTTATTGATTCGTGATGACAGGTCCAGAACTTCAACATCCTGAAAGAAATGAGCGTACTCCTCAATCCTTACCCTCTGATAGTTTTCTCCGGATAATGTCTCAATAGAATATCCGATATTCCAGATAGCTTTGAGTGACTTGAATAGATCTTTAAAGTTCAATACAAGTGAGCTACCTTCTGATTCTGGCAATGCGGGATCATATAAATTTAATCCTCTTTGATTGAGTCCTGATTGAATATGAGCGAACCTTAATTGGTTCTCTGCTATATAAGCACCTGCAGATGAGTTGTAAATTATGCCAGTCCTGCCAAAGAAATCTGAATAAAATGGATATTGAACATCCAGAACATGCTGCAGGATCCTTTCAGTTGCTTCATACAGCGGGAATCCTTCAGTGAGTGTAGACGGAGAAGAAGCAACTTTTTGAGTAACTTCCAATCGCTGAAATACAAAATATGCTGAATATGTTGCATTTATGCCGGGGGAATATATGACAAATTTTAAACTATTCCCTTTATCACATTTAACCGTTTTAGTTCCTTCTAAGTAATATATCTGATTGAGCCCTCCAAAACCACCAAGGTCATAGGTTTCTATTATAGTGCCTGCGGGGTCTGTCTCAAGTAAATGTATAAACCACGGGAATGATCCAACATATCTATCAGTTACATTGACTTCAACCGCCCACCTGATTACTAACTCATCATAATTATATAAAGCATCTTTAAAAAACGAGGGGACTGATAATAAATTAGTCTGCTTTGTGACATATTCAACTGTCTGTATTTCCAGAAATTGGCTCGATACTTTATTTAAAGGTATTGAAGTATAACTAATCGTGCCGTTTATATGGTTCAACTGAAAGCCACTAAGGGAACGCAACATTTTTGCATAATAAAATATGTCCGTTGCATCATAGTGTAACCCTTTTAAAAGACCGTTGTAATCTGTAATATTGAAATTACCTATTGACTTTAACTTGGTAATGTCAATGTCAATATCCTGCCTGTTATCTAACTTAGTTTGGACTGAGCTGTTGATAGCCTTAACCCTTACACCAAAATTGAACTTACCGACCTTTACCGTCTCATAAAAGTTGAAATTAACATCAAATGAGTTCGGGAATTCCACATACGCACGTGTAGCGGATTTCCACCAGTAAATTCTGAGTGTGCATTTTGCATTGAGTTCATAAGCCTCAAACAAATCTTTAAGCATCTTAGCACCATTCCCGACAAAGGTCAAGGAATCGCATAAAAAAGAAGTAAACACTCCTCCAACTTCCAAGTCCCTCTTGACTTCAAGTGAGCCTGACTTCCATTCTAATGGCTCCGGGTTGCATGTAACAATATCCGTGGCACTTACTAGCCTGAATAAGTACTTTGCCGGGGTGTTCGATAATATGTCGTCCGGGAATGCCATTAATTTCTCATTAGCCTGTTTAAGTAGATTGTTTGTGAATGACTTGAAGCCTGACCTATCATTCTATTCTCTTTGTCGAAAATCGCAACCGGTTTGTTTTGAATTGCTTTTCTGACAGATATCATCTCATTCAAAAGCCGTTCATCCGTTATCTGATAGCCGCCTACTTTCCTGTCTGCCATTCCTATCATCTTTTCCGTTTCCGGATTAGAGAATATCTGAGCTCCTTTGAATTTTGAACCTTCGAAGTATGTAGGCTTTTCAGCTAGTGCGATATCACCGGAACGCATGAACATTAACTCAGGGCCCGCCTCTCCAAATATACCCCTCTGATCTGCTGACTGAGTACCTTTTGCATATTTCGGAATAGGCTGAGCTGCAACTAATCCGGCTTGTAATAACCCCATTGCAAGAATCCAGGGAATCATCGGGTTTGCTGCAAACAAAGGAGGCATTGCTGCGGCTGACATAACCCCTTTAAATGTGTCAAGAGCTATATTAAATTCAGCCTGTAATTTATCAGCCTTTGCCTGTTTGGTTTTTATTGCATTAGATTTCTTTTCATATTCCGCTTCGATCTTTTCCTTTTGCGACTCAGTAAGTTTTTTATTGGAGAGTTTCGCCTCTTTTTCTTTGTCGAGATTATTTAATTCCTGATCAAATTTTGCAGCATTGAGATTGAAAATACCGTTAATAGCTTCGGATGCAAGTTGAAATTCATTATTTCTTAGATCTTCTGCAATTTGTCTTCTTTCCTCAGCCGCATTTCTTTCATATTCCGTTATTGCATCAGTTTTTTTCTTAGTGTCCTCTGTGATTTGTTTGTTTTGCTGAAGACCGGTCTGTACCTTTTTCATTCCGGATATCTCAGCTATCTTATTAAATAACTCAAGATCCGTTATCTCTTTATTTTTTTCTTTCTCAACCGACTTATTCCATTTATCCGTCAATGTCTTTTTTAATTTATCTTCAGCCTCTAAATTATGTTCTTTAAGTTCGGCAACCGCTGTTATAGCAGCTAGTTCCTCTTTATAAAGTTCTTTTTTAGCGGCTGCAATAGTTTTTGCAACTCTTATCTGCCGTCCTGCGCTCTCGGTCTCTAATTCAATACTTCTTGCAAGAGCTTGCTGCATTTTTAAATCATCTTCATCTCTAAATTGTCCTGCTTTTTTCTTTTCATCATTTGCGATAGCGAGTAAAAGTATTTTTCTGTTCTGATTTTTTATTTCATCATCAGTAACTTTATTTTCCAGATCCAATGCTGTTTGTAATGCGGCAATCCTTACTTCATGTGATTTAGTTTCGTCAGCATATAATAACCGGGCTTCTTTGATTTGAAGGTTTGCCTCAGCTCTTGGAACTATCATTCCCCTTTCAAGGTCTTCAAGTTGCTGCATCCCTAAAGTATATTTCTCCATTGCAAATGAAGCCATATCCATCATGGTTCCTACCTCTGTCCATGCAGGACTGATCATAGTTGCTAATACAGTCCAAAACTTACCGGCTTTCTTTTCTGGCTTATCAAAAGCGTCAGCCATTTTCTCACCGCCGGAAATAAGTTCACCAGTAAGGACGCTAAATGCGGCCTTTAATCCCGCAACTTTTCTTTCAAGTAATTCAGCACCTTTTTCAGATTTTGTAAAGAATGCAACTAATGGAGCTGATATTGCCAAAACGCCCGCAGCGACTAAGGCTCCTGTTGGTCCTATTGCTGCTAATTTAGTTGTGAATCCTTTTACAGAACTAGCGGCACTACCAAGCGGACCCGGTAAGCTTTCTACTGCATCCGCAATATTTTTAAATGCCCCCGGATAATTACCAACATTCATTTTTAGTTTTACAAGCTCGCTGGAATTAGCCCTTATGGTATTGGTATTCTTGTTTATTGTATTATTTATTTCATTATTTCTTTTACTACCCTGCTCAGTTTCAAGGTTTAATTTACGCTGTTCGGCATAGAGTTTTTTGTTCTCAGCGGTTAGTTTTTCGATACTTCCTATAGCTGCCTTTTCCAGTGTTACCTGATCTTTAAGAGCTTTTGTAGCCTCCTGAGTAGCTATTCTATTTTGAATGATAGTCTTTAGCCTTTCATCTTCTGTCTGTTTTAATTTCGCTTCACTAGCCGCCAACTGCTTACCGAGTGCATCCAATTTCTTACCCTCATCGGTTGTTTGTTTTTGTGCCTTTCCTAAATTGTCAAATGAAATAACATTATCTTTTATCTCTTTACTACTGTCGGAAATAGTCTTAACGAGCGTTAAATATCTCTCTGATGTTGTATTTAATGTATCATTTAACGAGGTAAGCCCCTTGTTAATCTCATCTATTTGCGCTATCTCCTGACTTTTTGCCATTAGTTTTCCTCCTCTTGTGGTTTACTTTGCTTAACCCGATCTTCGGCCATTGCCTTTAATTCGACAAATGTTATCAGTCTCATTGATTCGTTATAAGGCTCCGACATATAATTAAAGACTGAATAAATGACTTTCGTTAATTTAACCTCCGTTTTTTCCTGTTCCGGGTACATCTCCGCATGCTTATCTATTTTATGCTGGATATAGTCTCTAAGTTCTTTGACGTTCTCAGGAGCCTTTATTTCAATCCCTGTGTGCTTTTTTACCTCATCTAAGACTTTCTTTAACTGTTCCGATTCTTTATAGTCCTTTTCGAGTATTATTTTCCATGCGTTGATCCTGGCTTTTATGCCTAATTCAATGTCAACTGCCTTATAAAGTGCCTCAAGTAGTTGTAACCTGCGATATGACATTAACTTATCCCATTCGTCCTGAATATTATCTATTGTCTTACCTCCTATTGAATCAAATATCTGCTTAGTTAAGTTTTCAAGTTGCTTGTGAAATAAAAATAAAGGGACAAACCAGTACTTTTTGAGACAATTGGCATTCTTTGTCGCATCGAGCAGGATGATATCCTTTAATAAAATCTCATGCAATTTTTTGATCATTTCTCAACTATTGTTTTATCATTTTCTGACATATTAACTGTTTTTAAAAATTATACTGCTATCCTCATTAATCCAAGACTTGACAAAACAATAAGATAAGGAAATTCGGCAGGTATCCTGTGTCTATAATCAGATGCGGGTAAATAAAAATTCCACATAACATTATCAATTACTTTAATAGTATTCCACGTAACACCACCATCGGTTGACTTAGTTAATAAAGCACTATTTGATGTACTAATCCCATTAATATACATAGCAAACAATGTGGAAGTTCCTTCAATAGAAGCAATTTCTGCCCAAGCCACATTATATTCTTCTGGTGCTATAAATAATCTTGTAAGAGTTGTGTCATTGGTTGATTTCCATATACGATTTGATCCTGCAACATCATCATCACCAAAATATCTTACCCCCGGAATACTTGTCATGCTTATAAAACCTGCTGTATATGCTCCTAATGTTGTAGTCCAACTTGCTCCCTCATTATCAGAATAACGACAAACTTTTGTTTCACCTGTGGTTACATAAAGTCTTTGTGTTTCAGGATCAATAAATACCTGATGAATATGATGATATGCAGCGAATGTGTCAATTCTTGTCCAATTTTCCCCATTATCAGTAGATTTCCATAAATAGGCTGTATCTCCTGCGGTTTCATTATACTCTCCTATGAACATTGTACCATTTGATGCTTGTGCAAAGTTCCATGGAACTCTAATAAAACCTGAATTTGTTGTCATTACTTTAGACCAATTTGCTCCTCCATCAACAGACCTCCATACATCTGTTCCATCCCCATCCGTACCACAATTGACAAATAATATTCCATCTTTTGAAACAAAACATGAAAACAAAGTACCAGTAAAAACCTTATCAAAGGTTATCCAGGTATCTCCAAAGTCTAAGGATTTTTCGACATGATTATTTTTACATCCATACATAACGGCACCCAATAAACAACAACTTGTATGTGCAGACAATACCGTATAAGGAGTAGGGTATATTTTTTCTTTAACAGAAAACGAAGTAAGGCTAAATGAACCGGCTGCATTATCTCCAATAATATAAAGATTATCACTACTTTGAATACAAGGTGCATCAAAGGTATATGCGGCAACCGGATAGTTTGCATAATCATTAAATGCACCAGAAAATACTGAAGAACCATCTGATGCAGCTAACTTAAATCGTGGTGTTGCTCCATCTGTTACTTCAAAAGTAATTCTGTAAATTGTACCTACTCTAATAGGAATGGGTCTGTATAATGCCTTATCATTGCCTGTTGCACCTGAGAACGTAGCCTTTCCTCCTGATATTGCCCAATTATTTGCAGACAAGCCAAGCCACCCTGTTGTTGCAGAAAATAACCCATTTACAACAATCTCATTCCAAAATATGGATGCTATACTTGTATATGCAGAGAAATTTATCATAGCGGAACAGAATATTTAGTTTTAAGATAGTTCATTAAGGAATCACTTGTTATAACACTATCAGCAGTTTTTCTAAGTATTAATTCTTGAAATTCTACATGACCATAAGCACTGCCAGATGTTCCTGCTCTCGCGAGAGTAACGCCCCTCATATTATTTATACCTAAATTTTGATTTTCTGCAATTGCATGATCGTTAACCTGTAAAGATGAAGTTGTGTTTCTAAATAATATTCTTATTATAACTCTTTGATCTGCGGCTACAACATTTATCCATTTTTCAGTACCAGCCGAAACACCTATTGTAGCAACTCCTGTAGTTGAATTTTTAAAAGTTGCCCATCCTGTCGTAAGTCCATCAAAAACTATATCATTAATTGTAAAAGATTTAAAATTAATAACCGCATAAAGGAATGTGGGTTGTTGTAATATTACTCCAAAATCTGCCGATTTCATAAAGTCATTAGACCCATCAAATAATATTCCTGTTTCTGACCAGACTGGTTTAATAGCATCTGCTCCAGCTTGAAGAATAGCCTTTGTTGCGTCACCTAACTTATCCCCCCAACTTGAAACCCTATTACTACCATCTTTTGTTATGGTTGTTAAATCTGTTGAATCATACCATGCAACGGTATTGCCATCTTCTGCAATATTGTTTGTAATTACTTGATTAATTAATGCGGCAGCATTACCACCATTCATTATCCTGAGTTTATTATTTGCAGGAACTACATAAGATACTTTAAGTATATCAAAATAAATTACAGGAGTACTCAATGTTAAGGTAACAGTATATCCTGCTATAACAACTGAACTAATAGTATGATCTATAACTGTAAAATCAGTTGTAGTTGGTACTGAAGCATAATCTAAAATATTATTATAAACCAATCTTAATTTAGTAGGTGTTAAATTTTCTACTATTGCAGAAACAAGTGCAGGAATATCAGATGATGCTGAAACATTTACATAACGAACTCTATAATAATATGTAGTTGTATATGCTGTTACATCTGTATCTGTATAAGTAGATACACCTGGTGCAACTGCCGCTTTTTCAAACCAAGTATAACTATTAAATGATTTTTCAATAATTATATATGAAAATGAAGATGAGCCATGATTAACCCACGATAAATCAATTTGTGAATCAGAAACAATATCTATTGTTAAATCAGAGGGAAAGTGTGAAGTCCAGTAACTCTGCTGACTCGTGCCTATTGTAGATACATGTGTCCCTATATTGGCAATAGTACTCATTCGCTTATCTGATCTTTCGTTTTATAACCATGCAAGCTTCCTGAAGTCAGATCTACACTTGTTATAATATAACCATCTGCACGGTAAATAACCCCGGCAAATAGTCCCTGAGTAATGTCATTGCTGATTATTGCGGATATATCAACCTCAACGGCTCTTATCTCTGCCAATGTTGTTACCTCTGCCTTTAAAGCAACGCCTTTTATGGCATTAATAACCGCACCGTCCGAAGCATTGAAACCCCAGAATTGTTTGTCAATGACCGCATCCGTGCCGGAAATATCAAAACTTCCTCCCCTTGCGAGTGCTTCATCTAATGAGCCGTCATACTTTAGTATCATGATCTTTGTTTTTAAGTGAATATTTTATATATCTTTTTAATCATTTCATCCTATCTTATTTCCTCAATTGTCGCAACTTGTGCTGTAAAGGTTCCGCTTGAACAAACAACTGTCATATTAATATACCATTGATTTGCTATTGCTATTGCAGGAGTGGCCGGAGCTGCTATTGTTGTCGGTAATTGAACTGCACCCGCATAACCAACTCCGTCAACTGCAATCGTTGTTGCACTTCTTATTGTTATTAAACACTCAAATCCTGCTCGTGCATTTGCCGCCTGTGCAGCACTCGTTACGCTCTTCCAATCTTCTGTATCTGAAATAGAGCCATTTGCACCGCATTTAATTCTAAAGATCAAAGTACCTGTACTTGAGGAGTTACCAACTACCCACGCCCTGAATGTCGAACCAACGACCGCACGGCCGGCAGGTATTGTTAATCGTAATAATACTTTCTCAGTAGTACCGGAAGAAGCAACCGGAGCAGCCAGATTAGTAAATAACCTAACAGGATTGTATATCCCGTCAAAATAGGTTTTTAAAGTTGCTTTGATATTTGCCCATGTGACCTTTGAAAGTATTGTTCCAACTATCTTATAAAATGGGAATTCATCAGCATCTAATGGGGTTGTCTGCGCTCCTGCTCCTGTTATGATAGTCGCTATCCGTGCAGCCGTTTCGTCGCCTGTATTTGACCCTGATATTGTAGGCTTGTTAAGCAATACACCTAATCCAGCAGAGGCATCCCAGTCTGTTTGAACCTGTGCGGCAGGGATTGAAGGCTTATTTAATATTTGAGCATCACCAGACGAGGCGTTCCAGTCAGCATTAACATTTACCTCTGCTCCTGCAGGTGCGTGTGAACTACCTGCATGAGTAACCGCCCCGTCGTAACTTGTTTTTAAAGCAGATGTAAGATCATTTGCTGAAAGTGATTTGCCTGTTTGTTTCGGCTCTAATCCTGATAAATCCTGATTATCACTACCGGCCGCATGATCTAATGAGTTTGAATGATCCAGACTATTACTATGCTTTAACGATACGGCGCTTGCAAGGTTTGTTTCAGATTGTGTATAATTATCTAATGTTGATTTATTAGAATGACTATGATCCTGTGAATTACTATGATCTAAATTATTCGAGTGATCGAGCGAATTACTGTGAATCTTTACTATCTCTGTATCAGGTACTAATGATTTACCAGACTCTTTTACAACTAAATTAGACAAATCCTGATTATCTGAGCCCCTCACATGATCATTGCTATTGCTATGCTTCAATGAAATAACAGAAGCAATATCAGAATCAGCTTTTACAGATTGTAAGGTTACCCCGCCGGGTGTCCCACTTTGGTTACGGATTTTTAATAGATCAGCAGCACTAATAAGAGAATAGCCGGGCATTTTATCAACCTTACCGGTTAATAACCTGGTGATTCTATTAATTATATTGCGTTCTATAATATTTTCTGATAACCTATCACCCATTACTGAAATACCTCTTTTAAATAGTCATTGATAATGTTAGCATCATTAATGCTTTTTGCTTTATCCTGATTATCCGGAGCAACCCCGAATATCTTTTGTCCGTAGTTCTTTGCCAGCCATTTGACTTTATAGTCTTTTGACCCAATGAAATATTGTTTTTGATCCGGCATAAAAAGGAACATAGCATTTTGGAATTCGCCTGTTACAAATAAGTCCGGTTTTTTCTTCCCTGTTCTTCTTGCATATGCCTTACTAAGAAGTTCTGAGCCTGTATTTTTATGAATCAATGGTTTATTATTAGCATCCTTGCTATTAAACATCTGTGATCTGTTCAGGTCAACTGTCTTTTGCTGATCAGATTCTATGATACGGATGACATTAGCTTCAAAGTTTGCCAGCCATTCATTTGATCTTTTCTGCATGTCAAGTATCAGTGCCATAAACAGGGTATTAAAAAAGGGGTCATTTTATCATTCGACCCCTCTATTTAAACTAAGCGTCTCCGCCCTTTTTAGCTTTCGGAACCTTGACCCCCAAAGCCTTTGCGATTTCTTCAGGTGTCTCAGTTGCATGACCCTTAACAGAGTGTTCATAGAAATTAAGAAACTCTTTCCATGTCCAGTCTTTCCAGTTAACTGAAGGATCTGTCGTGTTGATATCAACTTCCCCGAATTTCATTATACGGGAATATTAAGAACGTTTGACAGGTAGGTTACATGAGGTGCAGCAATTGTCTCAGCCTGTATCTCAAAGTCACCGGTCATCTTAGCTGCTCCATTGAGGAAGGTCAGTGTATAAAGCCCTAAAGCTGCCGATGTTGCTGTTATAGCTGTGGCTGCTCCTGCGGCATCAGTACTAACTGATCTGACAGCCCATTGAGCGTAAGCCGTGAGCCCGGCATAAGGAAGCCCGGAAACCCTGTGAGTGGCTTTCAAAACAACAGTACCGCCTGAACTTTCGTAATCGGTTATGATCTCAATGTTGATACCGACCGGTACAGATTCAGATAATTCCCTGCGATCAAAAGCAGTTCTGATGATCTGGTAATTTTTGATCTGTTCAACATCGCTGAACATGATATCGAACGGACAGGCTTTCTGTTTACCGTCCCCTCCTGCTTTCGGGAAGTTGTAAGACACGAACATACGGCCATTAAAACCGACCACAAGCCCGGCAGAATTAAGCGGAGCCATGAGATTACCGTCAGCAAGGACCATTATAAAGTCATATTCTTTTGCATCGGCCCCAAACCATGTGCGATAGTCTTCCCAGCTCATAAAAGCATAACCGGTGAACTCAGGCTCAAAATCCCTGGTCTTTTCTTTCAGGCCGGTATTGGCAGTTGTGAACTCCGGGGCTGTGGTCTTTTCCTCAAAGCCCCTTGCGAGGTCAATGTAAGTGCCAACAATTGCCGCTGATGTGGCAGGATTGATGTGTGTCTGCCACCCTGCTAAAGTCTTAGCGAGCGCAACCGTTGTAGTAGTTCCCTTGTCAAGAACAATCATGCCTTTGACATCAGGAAGAAAGTCTTTACTGGCTCCATTACCAGCATATTTCAGTGTTCCCATTTTTTTAGTTTTTTATCATTAATAGATTTTCAAATTTTATTTCAATAGCTGATAATATATCTAACTGACCAGCATCATTATTTAACCAGAAAGGATGATCATTGACCGGGTACCGGAAATCTGATAAGAGCGAAAAGTTTTTATGATAACCCATTTCGCTCAGTAACAGCTCGAAGATCGGATATAAGACAGCCTTCAGCGTGTTGGTATAATGCTGTTCGGTTGTGAAATCCCTGTTTGTCAAAGTGCAGATAAACACCCTCGGAGAGATGTTATAAAGACATTCTTCAATCCATCGCTGTGTGTTTTCGGCGTTATCCCAGACAAGCCAGACCAAAGGGTATTTTTCAATCTGGTTATTGTCTTTCGTCTTACACAGTTCAAGTAATTCTAAATAAGTCCCATAGCAGTAATAAGGATGCAGATTATTAGTCAGATCATTTCTGAGTCTGGACGCCTCGACAACCTCTTTAAAGAGATCAGGAAAATATTTAAACTCTGCACTCATATACCGAAGGCATTAATATTCCATTGTGGAGTGAAGATCCAGTCCGGGTAATCTTCCTTATTGGCATAAAGAAAGTTATAAGCAGAAGCATCACAGTTGAAAACATACGATAGATTTGTCCCTTTTATTGGTCCTGAATAAAACTGTTTGTAATCAGGCGGCATCTTTCCGTATAGTTCTCTCATGCGTTCCCATGCAGCAATCATTTTAGGCAGTGAAGAAGCTCTTATCCCTTTCATGGTATCTGTCAATACGATACCGAGTTGAGATAAATGAGTGACTTCACGCTCAACATACTTGAAGTAAGTATAGTAAGCTATCAGTGACTGTTTTGCAGTGTTTTTTAATCCCTCCCATTTCAGAGTAATCTCCTCACCGCCAAACTCATGCGTAAATTCAGCACCGTTAACCAGGTCGATATAGATCTGAGTTACCGGGACACCTCCTTCACCTGTGAGGTCAGCAATAAGAAGCGAATACAACTTATAACCAAGTAACTGAATCAGTATTTCTTTTTCGTACTGAGTAATTGCCTGAGCTATTGCAGTCGCATTCGAATTCACTCCTGATAAGTTCGGGATGTTTATTTCACCTACAAAATATGTGCTGTCAATCAGTGACATATATTACTTTTTAACTCTCTTTACTGCTGCCTTTTTGGTGGCTTTTGGTTTTCTGGAAGCTTTTGCCCTTTTTGGTTTTTCGGCGACCTTCATCTTTTCGGCTGGTTTTACCTTAACTTCTTCAGCTTTCTTAATTTCCTCAGTAGCAAGTTTTTCAGCCTCAATCTTTTCTTCCTCCTGTTTTTTCAGAAGGTCGGCTTCTTCCTGATCCTTTAACTTCTTTTCTTCAGCAGCCTTTAAATCGGCCTCCTCTTGTTCTTTTAAGAGACGGGCTTCTTCCTCCTGCTGTTCTTTTAAAGCTAGTTCATCAGTATCTTCAATAGGGCTTGCGGAGCCTTTTCTTGCAAGAATCTCCGCAATCTTACCGTGAAGTTTCCTTCCTGTTCTATTGGATATTGCTTCCATAATTTATTTTTTAATCAGTTCTTTTCGTTTTTCAATTCCATAAACTACTTTCAAGGAGTCCAACTGCTCAATAGTGACTACCTTTTTTAAATCTTCACCCACTTTTTTGATTATGGCATTAAGATTGTCGTTTTGTTTTTCCAGTTCCTGGCAATAAATAACCGAATTCACAAGTGCATCTTTAACCTTTTGTAAGTCATTGACTTTCTGTAAATCATTGGCATTCTGTTGCGCCATAGCCATAAATGGCAGGAAAACTAAAAAAATAATTAACAGCTGGATCCTTTTCATAGTAGTTTACTTTATTAAATTACTCTCTTTTATGGCTCATCCTGAGTTGCAAGCATAATCCAATAAGCAGTACCATTAATGTAGATCTTAAGACCCGCAGCAACTGCCCCTGTCGCACCTGTCACAACCATGGTTGCATCAGATGTAACCATATTAGCAGGGACACTGATAGACATTGCACCCATGTTAGATAATTGAGCTGCTGCTGTTGCGGCAGTTCCGCTAACAACAATCCCTAGTGGTGCTATCTGAGTGTATGCCCGTGTATCTGTTGCGGCACCTCCGAGAAATACTTCAGCCATAGTGCCATAATAAGTACCTGCATTTGTCAATACTCCATCCGGTAATACAAGATTACCACGCATGCCCGCTGTTAAGCCAGTGTTTGATGCTGTCGAGGCTTCAAGTTCAACTGAAAATGCACCTCCTGTTAATGCGGTGGTACCCGAAGCATCTCCCATTAGATAAGCACGGCCACGTATTACGTCACCACTTGGAGCAGCTCCCGCCCCTCCTGTTGCACCGTAATTCATGTTCAAATAATAGCCTGTCAATTCATGCGATGCTGTTGAAGAAGTCGAACTCAGATAGTACGAGAAAGCCTTACCTCCTGCCGATCCTAGTGTCTGGGTTGCACTTGTAGCTGTCCCCGCGCCTCCAAGTAGTCCGGCACTTACAACAACAGTCCCTCCGGCAATAGCTTGATTAATTGCACCGGCGACACTAATACTTCCATCAGTGGCATTACTAATGGTCTCCCCATTTTGTAACCTTAAATCAGCCGTGTAAGCCTTATGACCTCCTGAAGTACCTCCGTTTGCACTGAAAGCATAAGAGGCTGTTTGTGTCGCACTTGAATTATTGAAAGCTTCAAAAGCCACTGCTTCCGTAGAGGTTCCTCCTGCTCCGCCGTCAAGTGATGCCTCAAAGGCTCGCATCGTGGTAGCTGTCTTATTTTTCGCATCAACAGAAGCATAAACCCCCGTAAGCCTACCTATAGTATTACCGGCATTGGAAGCATCGGCAGCTCTTGCTTTCGCTTCAATACCGTAAATAACTCCACCAGTAGCCGCGGACGTTCCATTTGTCGCCACAATTCCGGCTCCAATAAGATTACCTGTAAGTGCGGTTCCTGCAACCTGAGTAATGGCTTCATTTAAACCCTTATCGCCTGCTGCCACTGAATTAGTAACTACATTATCAATTGTTCCTGTAGATGCTAAATTACCAACTAGAGTTACAGTCCCATTTGATGTAATGGCAGTAGTTCCGTCAGTTGATCCAAATACCACCGGGCCAGTTGAACCAGCTCGATAAACAGTACTTGTAGGGTGTGCAGAATTGTCCTTTGTAGTAATTGTAACCGTCCCTGCATTTGATCTTGAAACTGTCAATGTTCCAGAATTCGCCGGAATATCAAAAGCATTAGCCGTTCTGACCTCGAATGCTGTTACTTGAGTACATTGAGTTGTACCACTAGCGACATAAGAAACTTTCAGATAATTGTAATTAATAGGAGTGGTCGCCGTAATTGTGACCGGGTTATTCGCCACCGTCTCCCATGTTACAGCCGTTCCTATCGGGTGCCAGTTATCAGTAGAAGTTGCTCGACCTCTTAAAGTAACCACAACAGATGGAGTGCCTGAGTGCGCGACAAGCGATGTCGTGACCGTCTGATTTTGCATGTACTTCTGAATGTTGGTAATAGCAATCACCAGCGAGTCACCTTGTGGAATAAACGAACCCCCTTTACCTGCGAGAGAATCAGCAGCAGTAAAGGTGAATGGCCACGCAAGCGAATTTGCCCCGTTTCTTATATTACCGGTTTTATCCTGTGCTATACTGAAAGCAGTTATGCTTATCAGCGCTAGAATTATAAGTATTTTCTTCATTGTTTTTTCCTTTCTATATTTTAATTTTTATGAATGAAGTCCCGATAAGTAAATACCGGGACTTGCAATCTCTATGCACTTATTGAAGAAATATCTGTTTCAGGATCACTTGAAAGGAATATTGCAGCCGGTTTGCTTACACCAAATGCAGCGCGCATCCAGAATACAATCGTTCTCATGCCTTCTGTGAGGTCGTTTCCATTGGTGCCAATCTCAAAAGAGATATCTTCAAGAATACCAATTTCAGCAGCCTCGTTCCACATAACAGTTACACGATTAACGGTCTGTTGTTTATTCAGAACAACAGTAAGCCCCCATATTGAGACTACTTTCCCGTCCGGTCCAAAAACCACATTTCTGTCAGATATTGAATTTCCAAGTTCATCTTTCTCCTGGCGTATGCCATTAAGAAGCGATGGGTGAAGGATTACAACATTGACATCCTCGTCTGCCAGCTGTGCCTGGAGAACCATCTTACCAACAAGGTTGATAACATTTGCATCTGCAACAGTTCCAAGTCCTGTAGCGGAAAAGGCAACATAATTTCCTGCATAATACATACCGTATGCGGTTAACGTATTGTCTCCTGTTGTGGAGAATATTGCAGCATCCAAAGTCGAAAGGATCTTGTCAGGAGCGATCCTGTTCAGTCTGCTTTCAAGTCTTGGCAGGTCTGATAACATTTCTTTTGATACCCTGAAATATGTTGCATACTCAATAGCCTTGAATTCAATTGACTTGAATTTGATACTTGATTTACCGGCTGCGCTTCCCTCATCTTTTACAGCTGCACCGTCATAATATTCATACTCCACCAAAACACCCATGTATTTATTTACAATAGGATCAGTAGGAAGGAACTGAGTACAGTGGGTATCTTTTGTAAGACTGATCTGTACGTCCTTCATCTTGTAGTCGGTCAGATAGCCGATCTGAGTGCTGGTTCCCGGAGCAACTGACAAGGCAGTGGTCATATCGACCAGGGTCTTAACGGTCAGTTTCATTTCTTTGCGATCCCATCCTTTTACGGTTAGTGCTTTCTTTCCGGTCAGAGAGTCAATTGTAACTTCTTCGGTCAGTCCTTCTTTTTCAAGAGCCTTGCGAAGTATAGTCCCGAATCCTGATTTTTCTTTCGGGTCCACTTTTGGAACTTCTTTCATTGCTTTCAGGTCAGCACGGGCGGAGAGTATTTCTTCTTTCACTTTTCCAAGTTCATCACTGACAGCTTTTAACTGCAAGTTTGTGAACTCCTGTGATTTTGTCTCGAGAGCTGCAAGAGATTCTTTAACCTCTTTGATATCCATTTTGCCTTCAGCTGCTTTAGTGGCAATCTCTTTGTACTCAGCGGTGAATGCATTTATCTTTGCTTCAGCTGCTTTTGTAGCTTCCTGATTTACTTTATCAAGTAATTCTTGTTCTTCTTTTGTCATTTTATTGAAGTTTAAAATTGTTTGTTAATACTTTAAAATCTATTTTTTTCAGAGTGGACTGGTCCGGCTCTAAAGTATTATGAGTGCCATTCGACGGCTCATTTTTCGTTGTTTCATTGTTAAGTGTTGGTGTTGCTGTATTGCTTCCTATCGGCACGGAAGACCCTTCAATACATTTTGCTTCCAGAACATACCAGAAGTAATCTCTTTCGTCTGCAACTTCCTTATTAGCAATCTGTGGATAGTATTTATTCCATGCCTCAAATTCATTCGGGAAATCTTCATCATTAATTGCAAAGTCTGTCTTGACATAATACATACCGACAGAATGATTCCTTACCCATCCGTTAGCATATTGGTTCAGCATGTATTCATTCCGTTTCCGAAGTATCTCTGATTCAAATATCAATGCTTCTGTTTCTCCGGAATAAGAATAACCGAGCTCTGACCATTTGAAGCGTTTTGTATATGCTTTAAGGTTATCAGCATCTGCAATGATCTTATCAAACTTCATACTATGCTCCTGAATGTGCATGATCATTTTATTGTCCTGCAAACTTTTATTCCAGAGCCCGGGCAAATGAAGATCTAAATGAGAATCCAAAAAGTTAGTTGTATTGATTACACAAACGACTTTAAGCGAATTCATATTAACAGGATCAATAATGTCGCCCTCCGCCTTATTGGCTGCAAGTTTTGGATCAAACACAAGAGTAGGCTTAACGATTACGGCACAATCAACCTCTTTCTTAACTGCCTTCTTTTGAGCAATAAGCTTATCACGGTTTTCCGATAAGAACTTAAATAGTTCTTTTTTTGTCGTAAATTCTATCTCGCCATAATGTTCCATTACCTTATTTTTTTATAAGTTCCTTGTCATCAATCTGTTTTTGCTTCAATTCCCTGAGCTTTCTGATCTGCTCTTTCGTGAGCTTCTTCTTGTCTTTCTCTTTATAGCTCATATTGTTACATTTTGAGTTGTTTCAACCGGTTTGTTTTTTTTATCCCAATCATATTTACGAACATCACCACCTTCAATTGGTTCCAATTCAAGAAATTCAAGATACTGGTTAACCGTTAACACGTTGTTATTATAGGCCGCTTCAGCCGTACGGGCGTTCATACTCATCGCCGTTGCCTTTTCTTTCTTCGCTTCTTGTAATGCCTGGATATGTGAAAAGTCAGTCCTTAACTCTAGATCATACTTTCTGAAGTTGAGTCTTTCGGTATAATAAGCATCATCATTTTCAACATCAGGAATAACAGAATCCTGATATAGCCTTCTTACTGATTGAATCTGATTCTCAAATGTCGACCCCTGTTCATAGAGTTTATACAGTTCATGCGGAACTTTCAGGTTATTGCAGATCATCATAGCATTACGGGTAAAATCCTTCGGAATACCCAACTCTTCAGGACTCATGACTGTTTTTATGAAGTCAATATCTGAGTAGCTTATGAAGTATTGTTTTTGATCTCTCTTTAACCCATATTCTGATTTGAAAGTATCATCAATTTCTTTTTTGGAAGCAGAGGACATTGGTATCTGTGTGCCGGTTGCATCTTTGTTATTGGCCTTAATAATACCGATCATCCCCCGTGAATTAAGAAGCACGTTCATTGCTTCAAAGGCTAACTGCACGTTGGTAATAGGATTCTTTAAAGGAATGAGTTTTGAACTTCCAATAATTGAATTACCTACATCGGTTATATTGATGTCGTTAAAATGAATTACCCGAGAAGGAGGAATCGGCTTGAATCCCGGACGGTTAGTAACAATATATTCACTTATTATGCCCTCAATATCAACCTGATCATATATTTTGCCCGTCTGTTTTACTTCAGTATATTCGCTCGGTAAGTTATACATTGTCCGAACTGTAAGTAGATCAGTCTTAAATGTCTCTGAGGGGTTATTAAGATAAATATAATTATTCCCGAATGTCTCACGCATGTATTTACGTTCATAGTTGAACTCCTTAGCCATCTGTAATGGGTTAGGACGATCAACAAAAAGCCTTCTTGCTGCCTGCACGGCCACGTCCTTTTCATTCCATGATACTATTGCGCCGGTATTGTCAACCAGGTATTTCTTACCGTTAGATGATGCGGTTGCGAGTATATCAATACAGGCATAAAGAACGGGGTTATCCGCAACGGACTGGCGTAGCTCGCTTGCATTTGACAACTTAAGCCATGCGGGCTTGTCAATTAGGTACTGATAATTAAAGGAGTTGATATTAGAGCGGTTAATGCCATACCGCTTGCCGGATATTAGTGATCGGAAGGTGTTCCAGAATGTTCCTTCGGGCATTTATGTAATTTTGTTTACAAATCTACGAAGATGTTAATTATTATTCGGGGTGAATTGTTTAGTTTTGTTCAGATTTAAACTTAATCCTATGAAAGTATCTCTAAAATTAAAACTTCTCTTATTTCTTCAGACCCAGATAGAGAACATCCCGGAAGGTCAAAAAGCTCCAAAATGGCTGATATACTCTTGTTTTATGGTAACATGGTTTACTAACCTGTCAAAAAATATAAGACAATTTTCCAGAAAGGTTAAATATAAGTTCCTGTCATCACTGATTGTGATGTATTTCAGTAATCTGTATTTCGTTTTTTGCACCGATAAGTCGGAAGCCCGAATATTTTCCGGATGGGGTTATCGCTGGTTTGCTGTCAGGTACGCAGACAAGCGATCTGATATAAGCCGGGTTAATAAGTTATGCGGAGGTAAACGACATTATGCAATTGAGTATGATAAGAAATCCCTGCTCGTTATAAATAGACTAGAAGTAAACCGACTTAAACAAAAGAATATGCTGCGGAAAAGTTATAATGTCATTAATGTGTTTGAGAACGCTTATTATGTGACGAAATGATCTACACCCCAGCAGAATATTCAAAGAAGTTCCTGTTCAGAAATAAAAAAGTGTCTCCGATGACTGTTAAACGGAGATGTAGGTACGGGATGTTACCCGCCGGACACATTGCAATAAAGAAATCATTTGGCTGGGTAATTAATGTAATTGAGAATGAACTAGTAAAAACTTAACTTAATAATCAAAAATATGCGTGAAGACATTTTAAAATTCAGAAAGGTTTGTGTAGTCCTGAAATCAGAAAAAGAATATACAAACGAAAAACTTTGTAAAGAGCTTGGTATTTCTGATCCGACCCTTTACAAATTAATCAATGCTGATATTGATGAACTGAAAGGAATCAGGGCCAGCACTCTTGGAGTAATTCAGGACTTCATGAAACGGCATTGTAATGATCTGAATTATGCCGGGATTAAACCGGCGCCGGATAATATTGTTGAACAGGCTGCAGATAATCTAAGGAAAAACCTGAGTAATTATCATGTTCCTGATCAGCTTAAGGTTATTCCGGAAGAGATAAAATCAGAACCAGCAGAAGAAATCCCGGCTGCCATTCTTGAACAGACAATGAACCCTTTTACCCTTTTTATTGAGGCATTAAAACAGATCCCGGATAATGTGACAATCCATATCAGCGTGAATGAAAGTAAGGCGCAATAAATTACTGAAACTTTATAAAACCAAAGAGCCCTTTTGAGGCTCTTTTTTATTTGTCTTCAGTAGGGCGTAAGAATGAGACTAAAGATATGTTAATAAGAATATTACAAAATAGCCTTTTTACTCCTCATTCTTAAACATTTGATGATAATGTTCCAGATATGCAGCAAGTCCGCAAAGACTATCCGCCGCATCATCTTCATTTTTTGAAGTCTTCAAAAGCTTACAGGCCTGAGCCATGAATCTTTGCAGATCAGGATTTGGATTCTCAGGAAAGTAAAAGAACAGCTTCACCAGTCCGGCATTAGCAAGTATCCGGGCCATCTTATTCTTTTTAGACTTCAATCCGAACACTTCAAGAGCTGGCATGAGCTCTCTGCAATGTTGTGCAAACCACGCCCCGAAACTATTCGTTTCAATGGCTAAATGGCTTATATGATGAACCTTTACTTTATCCTGAGTCATCGGAAGGTATGCCGACAGTCCGAGTGTGCTGTCAAATATTGCATCAAATACATAAACCCTGTTCATATTTGCATATACTCTCGCTATCGGACAGGCAAAGGCGTCAGTGCCCTCATCAGCAGGATCGACAAAGCCAATAGTGAAATACTCAACATCGTCAGGAGGGAATTCTTTGTAGTAATGCAGACTGCTTACCGGAAATACCTTTGTTTCATCATCAGAAAGAGCAACGCAATGATAGTTTGCCTGAAAGATCATCTTTGTCCGGCTGTCAACCTCCATTCTTTTTTTTAGCTTCAGATATGATTCTTTGCTTAATATGTCAGGACAAAGCATCTGATCCGTTTCAGCATTATACACTGGCATTGATAATATATACCATTCTCCCGGTTCTGTTGTCTCAAGAATAACCTGCGGATCCTGCTCACCCCAAATGGTAGCACAGAATATCTCCTTTACATCGCCTCCGATAGCTGCGTTACGACTTGAAAACGTCCCGGACAGCCATACCCATACCTTTGACAGTGCGTTGTCAGAAAGTGCCATTTCCGCATCCTTGATAAGGTCATCCATTATCCTGATCGTTGCACCCTTACCGGTAACACCGCCACCAACACCTACACCGAGATAATTGAAATGTTGACCTTCTAAGGCCCACTTCTGAAAGCTCGCATTACCTTGTTTTATCTTTGTCGACGGGAATACATCGGAATAGACTGTTTGTGATTCGAGATTCTTAACCTCACTGATCCCATCCCTGGTGTATCTGGAAAAGTCTGAAGCCTGAGCATCAGAGTGACTTGCTGTAATTATTCGCTCCTCGTTATTTTTGCCAAGTACCCATTTAGTGAAGTTTACAAGAGTCCTGCTTTTTCCGTGCTGTGGGGCCATGCGAATCATTAACTTATGATAAGGCATCCCGTCAGCCTTTAAAAGCTTATTGTAATAAAATGACTCAAGGGTATTGCAGAGTATTCTAAGATGATCCCGGTCCTGTTTGTAGAATTCCGGTTCTAATAATTGACAGAAATCCCAGAAGTGATCCCGGGATTTATCAATAGATTCCTCTTTAAGTAAGGTTTCAAGTTCAATTATTTCAACATCAGTCAGCATTCAGTTTTCTCTTTAACTGCTCTATGCGTAATTTCCGTTCTTCTGGGGTAGGTTGATATGTAGCTACCTCCCCTGAATGTTCTATTTTCTGAGGAGCATCATAACCTTGCATCTTTGAAATTGAGTCAAGGGCTTTCTGCTTGTCGTAAAGTTTAATCTTTACATACTTGACATCGTAAGGCGTTTTTACGAAATCTTCCTTATCGGGATCGTATTCAGAGAAGTATTTCCTTTCTGTCTTTGTGTCTATCTCTGCGATGCATTCTTTTTGTTCAGGGGTAAGGAGCTCAAATTGTTTTAACTCAATCCATGTATTATGCAAATGAGCTATTGAGGAAAAGGCTAATTTCAGATGTTCATTAAGAACTTTTGCCTTTGATATACCGCAAAGTTTTTCCAGATCCTTTTGAATATCAGCGCAATATTTCTGAATGTTATCTTTTGTTATCATTCTGGCGGAGTTTGCACGGGCTGAATTATCCGTTGATTTTGGATAAGCAAGCTTGTAAGCTCTTGTTGCGTTCCAATCAATCACATACTCTCTGCAAAATGCTTTCTGTTTCCCTGTTAATGGTTTGTTTTTTAGTAGTTTATCAGCCCTTTTGATAATCTTTTTCTTAGCCGATTTTGTTGAAGATAATGGCCTTGCTCTCTTAACAGATTTTATATTTATTTTTTTAACTGCCATTATGCTGCAATAAGTTTTGAATATAATTCTGGCTGGTCGGCAAAAAACCATTGATAACCCCCTGCTTTTCTCCTCACATAATACCGCCCGTTTCTGTTATTTTTCTGTAACTTACAATGAATCACACAACAAATATTCCGACTACAAACCTTAACCCCTTTCGATTTTAATATTCTGGCAGCAGTTACAGCACTATCAAAGGGATATAATTTACCATCCTTAATACCAACTATCGGAATACGATTTGCACCGGGTAAATGTTTATTACCTAAATGCCTGCCTAATTCCAGATACTTCTTAACCTTCCTTATTTTTCTTCCATCCATCCAGTCAATCATTGGAACGCCTTTATTGAATGGCTTGTGACCTTTTGGGAACCAGTTATGAAAACGCTTTGGCGGTGCTTCAATATTTAATTCATAATTCTCCATTATGCTTTGCTTTTCTTATTTGGCCAGAATGCAACCAGAATAATGATTATGATTATTATTGCGAGCTCGATATATACCTTGTGTTCCATTAGTTCATTAATTCAGATTTTGTAACAAAGAAACATAACCTGCCTTTTATGACTTTCATTACCGGCTGGCGGTTTAATATTCTCCGGTGATCTCTGGTTTTAATCATCAATACATCGAAACGCAAAAACCAGTCGGAGTTTTTCGGCTGATCATAGAAGTATATTTGTTTTGTTGCGTTCATTGTTACTGTTTTAAAAAAGCCCCGGACTTTTCGCTCTCTGGTAATCCGGGGCGGACTTTTCTCTCTGTGCCGGTTTCTATTGCTTTAACTTATGTTCCGGAAGCAATTGTATATCGTTTAAAATAATATTCATCGGGCCTCCTATTTCCTGTCAGAGAAAAATAAATCAACAAATCTTCTTGCATAAGCACTGACATGCTGCCAGAATATCCATTGCCTTACTTTCAGAGGCCCCTCTCTTTGGTTGTTTGTTGCATCGAAGGGATTCGAACCCCTAACCTTCAGATTATGGGTCTGACGAGCTGGCCGCTGCTCTACGATGCGATATTCAATGAACTCTTAAAAAACTGGGTCAGTTTATCGTCAGTATGTTTCGGAATAACCGACCCGGTAAACCCTAAAATGAAAAACTCATTAAACCAGTGTAAAATTACGAATACTAATTGAATTTGAGTGAATAAATATAAACAATTTGGAAGTTATATCAACAAATCACTTTCGCAAATCTATTTTTTAACCTCATTCTTCCAGTACTGATAAAGATCTTCAAGTGTGTTAAATGTTAGATCAATATCACATACACCATACCATCCAGAATCATACATTTTGTAACAATTTATAATTAGCCACTCAATAAACTCAAATACATGAGCTGTGATTTCTTTGGCAGATTTTTCATAGTGCTTGCCGCCTGATCCGCAAAAGTTTCTAAATATGATTTCAATTATACATTCTTCCATGTTCTTTTATTTAATTGATTTTCATTAGTGTCTCAAAACGAGTTATATCAAGTAGTCCGGTTTTGTCGGGATGAGGGTCATGTACTATACCGTTATTCCAAACAACGGCATGAGTAATCCTCTTTCTTTTGCTTCGTGGACTTTTACCAATTGCAACACAATAACCATTCTCATGGAATAATGATACAGGAATTGAATCATATTTATACCCCATTTTTTCAATAGTTACAAGTGTTTCTGTATATAATGTCGGCCAATCTGTTATTATATTTGGATCAGGGAACATATCTATATCACATTCAAGAATAGATGCTAAACATGCTCTCCAGCAATCACCCTTCTGATTCTTTTTGGGGGAGTGAAGATATTTTTGCATTACTTTAATCATTCTTATTTTAGTTTATTACTCGATTTTATTGACTATACTAATCTGTTGTGTCAAACTGAATTGCAATAAAGTTTTTCATTTCAGGAAATTCACATTGCAGTGATGTAAGTTCTCCTTTATCATACATTTCATAAACTGATATCTTAGGATAAACCCCCTCACTGCTTGGTTCTTCACTTGCATGTTCTTCATTAAGTTCAATGTCAAAAATACATACTTCCATGTCTAATGGAAATTCCTGTAACTTTTTAATTAAGTCTGCGTTTTTCATTTTCTCTTTATTACTGTTATTTACCTTTATCTTGGTTCATTTTATCAAGGTTTAAGAAAAACAATTAAGGCGATACTTTCAATAATAACAAGAGTAAAAAATATTATCATATATTTTTGTCTTTCCCATACCTCATTCCAATATGTTCTCATCTTCTTTATAGTTTAGTCTGTTATTTACCTTTCTCTTTGAGATACTCGTCAACTCCATTTACCTGTTCTTCTACCCATTTATCAAAGTCAGAAGTAACTTTAACAGGAGTATTAAAACTATAAGCATAATACAACGCATTTGTTATATATTGCTTTAAATCCTCTCTCAGTCCCTCTGTCGGCTCTTCCTGTGAGGAGTCAAGAAGTGCAATTATATCATTCACTACCTTTCTTTTTGCCTTTACAGGTTTTGGCATATCTAACTGTAATTCTCGACTTAAAATCTGAAATATTTTATCTTCTATTCTCATATCATTGTCCTGTTAATTATTAAATTTAACTGCGTGCTTTTCACATACATAGTTTAATTGACCGTAAAAATCAGGTATGTCATAATCTTCTTTTGTTTGTAAGTTACGAAACTCTTCCGTTATTATCTCATAAAAATCTTCATTCGTAACACCTTCATCGCTATTACTAAACATATCGAGTTTATTACATATTTCAATACATCTTAGATGAGATTTCCATATATAAAATCCATCTCCTTTTATTGCCTGACATTGATACGTTTCACCAATTTTTATTTCACCACTACAAAAATTACATTTATGTGATTTTCTGGCTATGTGATTTTTATAACTAAGTACGTCCATATTATTTACCTGTTAGTTGTTTACGCATAAATTCTCTAAATGACTTAATCATTGCATAATCATCCATTCCATCCAAATCAGTCAATAAATCAATTATCTCAGCATCCGATACAGATACCTCTGGAAGTGGAAGAAGATAATATGTAACATTTAAAATATCATCTGATCTCATTTCTCTCCATTTACCATTTGAAAGATATGCAAATGTATTATATCCATATTTTGTGCAGACAAAAAACCCTGTATCTTCTTTTGGCAAATCATCTTTGCTTTTTACTATCACTTGTCTGTAATCCATTTTATTTGGGAGTATTTCTGAAGTTTAAATAAATAATTTTCTTGTTAAAAAGAATCAATTCAAAATACTTGTATTTAAAGCAATTTCGCCACCAGAATAATAAATAATCTTTGTGATAAATTAATATGTCGAAAGAAGTGTCCGTTTTTTCAACCTGTAATAATAACCACCTATTTTCAATATATTTACAAAAGTCTTTCATCTTCTTCTGTTATTGGTTATTATTTTAATGTTTTTATGATCTTATATCCCTTATCTTCAAGAGATTTCCTCCATATTCTTTTTCCAATTCAAGAGAACAATTTAAGAGAGATGAATCTTGCCATAAAAACTCCTGAACTTTTCTTGCTCCAATAATAGCCTCGGAAATTATTTGTTCTTCTTTTGTATAGTCAATTGTTTTCATGTTATTCGGTTTTAAATTTCATCAGGAACGTCACCTACAAAGAATCGTATTACCCTCTCAACTTCTTCAAGGTTTTTGATATAAATACGTCCTTTGATAGTTTGTTCTTTATCAACCCTGATCATCTGAACTAAATGTGTTTCACAATCCCAATCCAGATATATTCTCTTTGTAAGGTTTCGGGTTACTAAAAACCAATCAAAACCGTTCTGTTTGAAAAATATATTATCTGATTCATCACTTCTTTTGAATCCCAAATCAATGACATCCTGATAATTAATCTTTTCTTGTACTTCCATTTGTCAAAATATTATAAGGGTTTATAACATCAAAAGGAAACATTTTTTTAATAACCGTTTCGTAATCAATTTGAAATAACTTCTGACTTTTATGGTTTGCAATTGATAATTCACTGATCCACCAATAAAATGCCTCATAAGGATTATTGAAATGTTTGCCAATACTCCCCCCCCCAGTTTTTCCTGCAATAATATTTTTATCTATTGCCTTAATGGTCGTGTAAACGAATCGTGGATACATTTTATATTCCTTAATTCTTTGTGCTTGTCTGCCTAAAGGACATCCAATACAACCTAACCGATGGAAACCTTTATCATAAAAATCTGGATAAATCAGTTTGTTTTTATGAATGTACGCCCAAATATCTTTAGTCGTCCAGTTCATTATTGGATAAGCATGAATTTTATCTTTAATCCTTGTGTCGCATGCCTCGGGTTCTTTTAATGCAAGCAACCGCCTCCCTCTGGCAGATATTCTATTGGATTTGCCTCGTCTAGAATATCGTATTTCTTCTTCTTTGCTTTCATCTATTCGGAGTCCTTCAAATGTTTTTGCACCTTTTCCGACATATTCTTTAAGATGCTGACAACAAAATCTATGTTGACGTGTTGGTAGTCCATATTTTTCAATCAACTCCCAAAATGAATATATTGGTTGCATTATAGTTACTTCTGGAAAATTATTCCTGATAAATCCTATATGTCCGGGTGGATCAATAGTTGTGTTTTGATATGAATAGGAAAAATCAAGTCCTGACCTTTTGGCTAAATGCAATAGAACAATACTATCTTTCCCGCCAGAAAACTGAACAATATTTTCACGCCTATCATCATACAGACTGATCATTGTTTTCAAACTTTGTTTTTCCAAATCCATACCTATTGCCTATTAAATATATCTTCAAGTTTGCATCTGTCAACTTCAATCCCATTCTCCACGCTCACAACTTCTGAAGTACCGGGATACCATGATAATATCTCATGCTTCACCTTATTGAACTTCTTAAAGTCTTTTGGTAACTTCCATTCATCAGTGCCGGAGTCGGTATGTATGTGTAAAATAATCACGGTTGTAATTTCTACAATGTTTTTCTATTAAATTATGACATTTATCATATTATCTATATTCCAAAAATATAACAGTCCCATTATGCAATATCCTTTCTTTACCCTTTTTAGTTACATGTGTTTTAGTCACACGTCCATCAGATAAAGATATTATATCATCATAGCCAAATACGCTATTTAAACTACTCACCTGAACCAAAGCATCCTGAGGATACTTCGATAATTTCTTAATTAATTCTTTATTTTTCATATCTTACTTTCATAAAAAGCGAATACCTCATCTATCGTATATTCCCGGTCGTACTTTTCGCCCTTGATATAACTGATCTTTGGCTTTGTCTTATCAGTCCCGTTGTACTTAGTTTGAAACGGACATTTCGGATCGTCAGTCCACTCAATAAAGGCTTTTGTCTGGGGGTCAATCATTTGTAAATAGTGTTTTTATTTTCTTTTCAACCGTAACAATCGTATCGTTATGACTTCCGCCGTGAGCTACTAATAATATTTCTATTATCTCAAAACCTCTGACTTTGCCAATTCCTGAACTATTCCAGCCAAATGACATAACAATACCGTCCGGTTTTACAACCCGGGATATTTCATTTATCTGTTTTGTTCTCCAACTTGATTGAGTAGTTTCCATTACAACCGGAATGCCTACATTTTTATAACACTCCGATACCTGACGAAGCGAGTAAGGCGGATCGTAAAAAACAAAATCAATTGATTCAGTTTTAAATTGCTTTAGAAATTCGACCGCATCCATTGAATAATCGCATTTCATTTCAGGATTAAGATCGTTAGTAATTTTTGCAAGTCTGGATTTGTTCGCAAATGGATCTATACTTTCAAGTTTGGAGTTGAAATATTTATGAATTAATTTAGCAATACATTTTATCTCAAATGTATTTGAATTAGGCATTTCCCAAACTCTGTTAAATATTATCATAAAATTGATATTGTTCTTTTGGAAATGCACTATGTACTCCATTAATATAATTAGTGCATTCTCTAATTGTCTCCGTTTGCTTATTTCTGATCTTGTCGCTCATGGCTTTACTACATTTCGTTTTATTTCTGTTGGTTTAATTCTCCCCATCATTTGTTCAATGATTTCCAGTCTGCAAAATTCACAAATGCCAAGTAAGTCAGGAAGTGTAAATCCTTCATTAGTGCGGTTCATTGATGATGTTAAATCAGTATAGGTAATGACTTCAATAGTCCATTTCTTTTTACTGAAAACTTTTTTATCTTCTGTTTTTCTTTTCATGTTATTCGGTTTTAAGTAATTCAATTATTTTTCAATAAATGGTTTAACATCTGGCTTAAAATCAGAGCAAGCCTTCGTACAAACACATGCAATTCGTCTGGGATGATTGCAAGTAATAAAAGGATCATAAGCATCAAACCATTTACAGTCTTCTTTTTCTCTCCTTTTAGCCTTTTTCATATCTCATGTATTAAATAACTCATTCAACCTGATGTATTTTGTATCCACTATACGGCTGATTTGTGCAGCTCATAACATCCTCAAAGGGTGAGTTTAATCTCTTTGCAAAAGGCAATTTGACCGGCTCTTTGCCTATCAATAGCGACTTTGTTTCCTTTGTGATCTTCTCAGGCTTACTGATATTTATACTGAATAGCTTATTATACTCCGCTTTTACTTCATGGACATTATCAACAACATAAAGCCCGTGCATGACAGTCGCATGATCTTTGCCTACTAAATTACCGATCTCCTGTAGTGATGCTTTGGTGAATAGCTTTGCACGTTTGAAATAAAAGAATCGTGCCGTGACGATCTCGCGCTTGCGTGTTTTCATCTTTAAAACATCAATAGGAATTCCGGTTATGCCCGAAACCTCTTCCAGAACACTCTGCGGGTCGGCATATTTAGACCTGCTGATTGTTTCGATCCTGATCTCTTTTATGAACTGGAACCCGTTCTCATCCCTTACGTAAAACTCATTAACAAAGTCATACATGAGTTGCGTTACGCCGAAATCAACAAACAGGTATAAGACATCAACGCATTTGATTACCTTGTCTGAGAACTTCTGCAGATCAATATCCTGGTAGTCCTGCCATGCTGTTGAGTGAATACAGGTGTAGCCATTTGACTTAACCCTGTTGGCGCAAAGTGAAAAATAAACCGAAGGGTTAATATTCCTGTCAATCGGTGCGATTAGTATTAAGGCTGTTTTCATAATAATCTTTTTAACAGTTCAATCTGTTTGATGATATCGTTTTTACGGACAATACATTTACACATCTCCGGTGCGTTCTTATATGTCGTATATAACAACTTCTCTGCTTCAGTTTTATCTAAGTCGGCTTTTAACAGGATTATTGCTATCTCAATCCTTTTGCGGAGTGCTGATTTGAATAGTCTCATAAAATTGCTTTTACTTTTTGCCAGTAGTGATTATGCTTACTTTTACCATTCCAAACGATTGCGCCTGTTTTAAGATCATTTGCCGGGTTATAGAAGTTCATGACAATCCAATACATCTGAATGCTTTTCGTTGAATCTAAGGCATCCGTTAACGTAAACGATTTGATTATTCCCTGTAACTTCAATATCCTGTTCACTTCGTTCAACATTACCGGCCTGATCTGAAGTAACCCCATAGCCTGTTCACCGAAATTCACCCGTAAAGGGTTGCCGCCTGATTCAACCTGGATTATCGCATTGAGTAGCCTTTGATCTTTTAACGGTTCTCTGTCCGCAATATAGATCACCGGGTTGGGTGGAGCTGTTAAACATTGGAAGTACAGGGTTAGAATTATAATTGTTATCATTTTCTTCATTACGGTTGTTTAAGTGAATAAATTCAAATTAACTATTTGCATATTTTAGCAATATATCAGCATGGCACGGCTTATTTAAAGGACACCAGCAGGATAGATTCGCACCTTTTAAATCTTTTATATCGAGTTTGGCAAAATGATCTGACCAATACTGAAGATCCTTATTGTAAAATTGAGTTCCGATAAGTATCTTTTCAAATAAATAAATAACATCATCCAAATCACCAACATTATAGAAAACCCACGGACTTAATATTTTCCTGCGGTAGCTTGCATCAATATAAATGCAATCCCCATTTAATCTTATAGGATTCCCCCATTTTGTCGGACGGCCTACATAAATAGTTCCAAGTGGCTGGGTGTAATCCTTTGTCCGTTTTCGCTGAATTCTTTTTGCCATTATTTCATTTTAGATTTGGTAAATACTAATCTAACCAGGTATCTAAAACCTGTATTGTTTGTTTATACTGAAATATCTTTGGTTCCAGATTTCCTTTATGTGTTTCATGTAATTCTTTTGTGATTTGTCCTACTTTAAATGACTCAAAAGATTTATGTAGAGCTTTCTCATACCTTCGGAGTTGTTCGTTTAAAAGTTCTTTCGGAGTCATTTCGCATATATTAAGTAAACAACTAAAATCAGGAGAGGAATTAATACCACAAACCCCGCTTTTAACACGACTTTAATCTCGTTTTTCGTTTCAGTGTTATTGATGATATTTTCATCTTCATAAATGCCACAACACAAATCCGGTGTTCTTTCTTCTGTTTTCATTTTACTATCAGATTAATCAAATTCATAAAAAAACTTGTCAGTCCCCATGTAACCAGTCCGAGAACAATCGTTATTAAAATCATTAAGGCAATCGGTTTGCCGGTGTATTGATTCGTCTCCATGTCGAGGGGTTCGTTAGTGAGTTGCATATTGTTTATTTTGACTTGTTGAAAAACTCACTAAAAGACTTATTTCCATATTCCCCTTTTGTTACTTTTATCATTTCAACAATAGTGTATTTCTTCTGCTTATTCTTAAGTCTGTTTGATACGAAGTCTTTTGTACCGAATGAACAGGCTCCGGTAATTACTCTGTAACACATTATCGCATCCTCGAAAGAAAGAGAGTCAGTAAGTTTTAAGTGCTTATAATCATCTTTTGTCCTGTTGCTGATCTTGAACATCAAATCGGACTTTGCTTCTTTTAATGTCTCTCCGTGCGACCACTTGCCATTACCATCAGTAACTAAATAAAAAATCTCTTTTTCTCCGATTTTGCGCACATGGTAAACATTGCCTCTGTGACTTATTACTTCTGTGAAAATTCCGTCAGCCAATAAGTATTTCCCGTCCTGCCATGATAATAAATATCCGCTTGGTAATTTTTTGTAAGTGGCTTTCAATTGGCTACTCAGGTAAAGAGAGCCGCCAACGGTAGGGTTGAATCCTTCAGGGATGCTTGTCAGTCTCCTCAGGTAAAGAGAGCCGCCAACGGTAGGGTTGAATCCTTCAGGGATGCTTGTCAGGCTACTCAGGTCAAGAGAGCCGCCAACGGTAGGGTTGAATCCTTCAGGGATGCTTGTCAGGCTACTCAGGTCAAGAGAGCCGCCAACGGTAGGGTTGAATCCTTCAGGGATGCTTGTCAGGCTCCTCAGGTAAAGAGAGCCGCCAACGGTAGGGTTGAATCCTTCAGGGATGCTTGTCAGTCTCCTCAGGTAAAGAGAGCCGCCAACGGTAGGGTTGAAGCCCTCAGGGATTGATGTCAGTCTCCTCAGGTAAAGAGAGCCGCCAACTTTTTCTTTGCCGTAAAATTGAGCGATTGTGATATTTGCTCTACTGCAAAAATCTTTAATTAATTGTGTTGCTTTTTTCATATTATTCGGTTTTTAGATTATTTTAAAAGTCGTGAAAGGTTAGTTTTACGGTCTATAACTGTGAATTTTTGAAGTTCATTAATCAGTGCCAGAAGTTTCTCTTTTGAGGGTTCGGGTAAATGATGACCTTTCGAGTCGGCTCCGATGTTAACACTAACGGGATTAGCCATTTTTATCAGTGTTACTAATTCGCTCAAATCGAAGTCCATGATCGGTTCCAGCGTAACTTGCTTGGAAAATTCAGAGATACAATTCATGGCATAAGACCTCTGGTCAGGACGGGGTGTATTTCCCATTTGTGGATATATACGATTAGTTTCAATAGTCGTGCAGAGAATTGATTTTGCCGGAAACTCTTTTATAACCGGGATGAACCGTTCGGGATTCTTTGTCTGGAATAAGTAAGTATTATCAAACTTTTTGCAGTGGTTAAAAACCTCATGAATCCAATGTTCCGGAATGCAGTGTTGAAACAAATCATTCTGAGCGACTACAAAATAAGTATTTCCCTTACCTAGATTCTTTGATAATGCGTTGTAATCTAATCTCAATGGCCCGGAATACTTCACCCTTATTGTTTCCATTCTTTTCTTCCAGCTATGAGTCGAACAGTAAGTGCATTTATGAGAACACTCTCCCCCTAATGGGTTCCATGTTTTGAATCCCGGGTACATATTGCCGTTTGAATTATTTTGTTTCATAATATCACGTATATTGATTTTGCTTTATCCACACTCTTAAATTTTACTTTCCCTTCACTGCGAAGCTCCCGGCATTTACGGAGTACCGTATCAGGAAACACTTGCGGACGGTTAATTACTCTTGCTACCGTTGCAGTTAATCCTAATGTTGAGAAGCGATGACCCGGATACATTTCTACAAGCAACTCCTCAACGGCAGATCTTACTGATTGTTTCCCTTTTGGCTTCATGATATTGATTTGATTAAATTTTCTTCTTCATATTCAAATAGGCTGACAACATAACATTCCATAGTTTCAATTCTTTCGGGTTTACAGGTTTGGCTGAGAATAAAGTCAGCGGAGATTTCAAATACAGTCAGGTCCGTATAATTTCGATAACACCACTCCTGAATTCTTCCGTATTTTTCACCCGTCAAAGGATGTGCATGAACCACTTCATAAATGCACTCTATCACTCCATTTTTATAACAAGCAACATCAGGGACAAATATCATTTTGCCCTCAAAACAAAACGGCTTTTCAACCTCGCCATTAACCCATGATGCGAGTATCTTTACTGCGCTCTCATGATAGCCTGATTCGTTTTTCTTAAAACGGGGCTTCATCATCACTTTTACCTGATTCATAAAAATCTATTGTTTGTGGAATTGAAATTTCTTTTTGATTTAATGCCAGCCAGTTGCTTGAATCATTTCCGGCCTGATTAAACCTGCCGGTCTCGTAATCATAATTCAATGATATAATTCCCTGCTTCCCTAGATGTTTATATTTAATTTTCTGGAAATAAACATTGACTTCATTTAACATTACATTTTCGTCTGTTGTCTTTCTGTGAACCGTAATGCCATAATCAGTCTTATTATAGAAATTTGCAGATCCGGAAATATCATAAAGGCTCGGTACTTCAATTTTGCCGTCAACCTTATTCATTTTTTTCGGGTGTGCCACTAAGAAAATTAGCACATTATTGAATTTTGCAAATTGGATGATCTGATCTAAGAACCTGCTTATATATTGAGTTTCAGAATCAGTGTATTTGTGTTCTAATTTGTTATAAGGATCTATAACCAAAACCTTAACCCCTCTTGTTTTTACCAATATCCGGGCAGAATCCAATATGCTTTTAACTGTGAAATCTTCTTCATTAAGTATATAAAAGAAGTTATTCCGGATATAATCATAAGCCATATCCCATTCTAATTCATTGGTTTTGCTCTGGCTGAATTTTTTACCTATCAGTTTTTCAAACAGTTTGGCATAATGAAATTTCAAAGGATAGTTTTCCGGAGTAAAAAATGCAGCTTTCCACCCATGTTTAATATTTAGTTTAGTAACTATATAATCAACAAACTCCGACTTACCTGATGCGGGTATTCCTGTGACTATTGCCAGTCGTGAAGTCTCCCAACTTATCTGTTCATCTATAATTTTTTGATCTATTTTACTCCCTTCCTGGATTCCCTGTTCATAAAGATTCCGGATATCAGCATATAAACTGTTTGTTTCAATTATTCCCTTTACCGGAACCGGAATAGCATTTGTAATAACATCTTTTATCCCGTCCCCGTATTTCTGAAGATATTCATTTGCATCCTTACAATCTTTGAATGATACAACATAACAGCGTTCCGGTCCAAGTCTCCGGATTAATTCCCCTTTTAACTCAATACCTTTTGTGTCCTGATCTGTTGCAATGAAAATCTTTTTGATTCCGGAAAACATTTCAATACATGAATCCAGGTATTCAAGATTCTTGTTTGCCCCATTTGGAACTGACATAGTATTATCAAACCCTGCTTGTATTAAGGTAAGTGCATCTATTTCACCCTCTACAATTATAACTTCATCAAACTTTGTAAGGCAATTAATATTCCAGAAAATAAGTTCAGCTCCGGAAACTAATTTAAAAGACTTTTGCGGACCCCTGAATTTTATATTGATTAGTTTGTCATTAAAGAAATAAGGGAAACAAATTACTGGAACATTTTTACTAAATTGAGGCATAAATTCAACATCAGAATAAACCCGCATTTTAACAAGTGTACTCTGATTAATCATTCTACCTTCAAAATATTTAACTGCTTTATCTGTAAGTTCTGTTTTATTGGACCATTCAGGGTAAATATATTCTTTTGCTTCATGTGGACGGTATTCAAAAAAGGCTGCCATACAATTATGGCAATAACCCCGGTTATTCTGTTTATCCCATGACAGACATTTATCTGTTTTCTTTTTTCTTAAATGTGAACATTCCGGACAAAGGCTGGTTGATTTGTCGGGTTCATAATTATATATTTGCTTTGTGACTGATGATTGAATTTTCATGGCATCATAAGTTTTTCAGGTTTTTTCTTATTCCGCTGTTCCCATGTTCTTATTGCTGATTGCCAGTCTTTCATTTTATCCTTACCTACCTTCCACCCCCTTGTTTGATACCAGTCATAGAAATAATTTGCATCTATTCCGTTATTTCTTTCTTTACAATATTTTGTAATCAAATAAATTGGAGGAGGTATAATATTCTTTTCATTCTTAATCATTCTTAATCCTTCTTGTTTGGGGGTAGTGTCCGTTTCCTCTCCGTTTACTTTGCGTTTACCTTTTGTTTCTTTTGCGTTTACCTCTATTTGGTAATTATCGTAATTACATACCGTTATCCGTGTACTAATTTGAATACTTTCGTATAGTAACATGGAGTCTTTTTGTAATAACTCAAAAAACTCCTTAACTGTTTTCTTTGTTACATTCCAATCCCTTGCCCATGTTTCTAATGACCGCACGCTTTGCCCTCTTTTACACTCAATAAGATTGCCTTTAATTAATACTTTTGTATCAGCATGATTAACGGATAATAAAATATCTATCCACCACTGAAATCTATTCTGTGACTTCCAAATCCAATGATCTTTGATTTTACGGTGTATCTTAATCCAGCCTTCCATGTTAAATAAGAATGCCCCCACAAGCAAAAGCCACTAAGGAACAGGGACTAGCTGTTGAAACCTTTTGTGGCTCTGGTATGCCTGTGAGGGCAATATTTTTAAGTATGTAACTTACATCTTTCATTTAGTCCCTGTTAATCCAACGCATCAAATTTATGAACAATAAATAACATATCCGAATAATATTAAACTTTTATTTCAAATATTCGCCAATGATTTTCTTACATTCGTCAAACCCGACACCGAATTCCGCCTTATAACCTTTCTCCCTGAGTGCCTGGATCATCTGAAACTGCTCCGTTAGGTGATCTGTGGCCGGTTGTAATGACTTATTAAGTAGTTTCGTCCCTTCGACTTTGATCTCAATGAATAGACCGTGCCAGAATCTATTTGGAATGCCTTTATAATAACCACCGGGTTCCGCAATGAACAGATCAGGATAGCCTTTATTGCCTTGTATCGCTTTCATTTTCCCTGCCTGAGTTTTGGTATGATGAAGCCCGGCATAATCAAAATGAAAAATGACATTCGGAAATTGATATCTCAAATACATGGATATTGCCTGACAAATCTGATATTCACGGTCGATTTTCATAATCTATTATATAATTTAATTTCATCCCTTTATATTTTTCCTGACTGACATTTGAAATCCACCAATCAAAAACATCATCAGCACTAACAAAATCAGCATATTTTCCCTTGTTCATTAATTCGGTAATAGACTTTTTAATTAACGCCTCAACTCTTGGATAATTCCTTCTATCCCTTTGTTTTGATTTTACAGTACAATTAGGACAAAACATACATCCAATTCTTGTATAGCCTTGATCATATAATTCGCAGTATTCCATTTTACGGTTCCTGATGAAATTCCAAACGTCTGAATTTGTCCAGTTAATTATCGGAGAAAGTAATATCTTATCTTTGCCGTTTATACATAATATCTGATCTTTGTTGTCGATATTAAACTGATCTAAACTATTTGAATATTTATGACCGGATATTTCCAGTTCGTTACGCTTTGCCCTTTTATTACTTTCTGCTTTTCTTATCCCTATAATAGTTACTGTATTTCCTCCTGATTGTTCTTTTAATTCCTTACAACAAAACCTCCGCATCATTGTAGGTAATGACTGATATTTTATGATTAATTTATAAAAGTTCAAATCCGGTCTTTCAAAAATAACTTCGGGATATTTATTTCTGACAAATCGCATTAATTCAGGAGGGTCGATTGTCGTTACTTGCATAACCGGACGAAATTTTACCTCTGCCATTTTACACAACTCATAAATAACTTGTGAATCCTTCCCGCCTGAAAAAGCCAAATGGAAACCATAATCCTGATATTTTAAAGCCAATGATTCTGCTTTTTGGATAGTCTGTATTGCAGTATCTATCTTATTCATCTTTTCAGTTTTGAATTAACCCTATCTAAAATAATCAATGACCTGCTCGGTTTTCTCCGCTTCAGCTTCATGCGGATCAGGAATAATATCGCTTTGATCGGTTCGGAAAATACTTTCAATAGAAAATTCATCTTCATCTGTTTCGGGATAATGTTTGTGAGTCATTTTAATAGCCTGTTTTAGTCAGTCGCAATTCTTCTTTTTCAAAGGAAAGCAGCGACCGGAGGCCGTCAATCTGATGAACACAACCCCTGTTAATTCTTTCAATCCAGTCAACTATGAAGGATTCTTCCTCACAGATCGAATCTAATAGGGCATTCTGTACCGTTGCAGACAGATGGGAGGCTTTGGCTATCTTAATTATTGTCCTGCTTATTTCAGCAGTCTTTTTGCCTCTCAGGTCTTTCTTGGCTTGTGCCAGCATTTGCCCGGAACGTGACATGTAACTCATCAGATTAGAAATTCTTTCTACCATTTCTTCAGGATCGCCTGAAACAACAATATCTAAATACGACTGAATTGTTTCGGCCTCTTTTTTAATGTCGTCTATATTCATAATTTACTCTTTATAGAATCCCTGGAACCGGATGACATTCATGTATTCAGGTGACTTAATTAAACCATCTCCACGTCCATTAAGTGATTCAGCTCCCGGCTCGTCAATCACAACCATTGAGTCAATATCTTTAGGGACCCTGAAACATACCTGCACCGGCAGGTTTACTTTTGCATCTCCGGTAATAACTTTCGTTGAAGCTCTCTGAGTAGCAGACATGATTCTGAAACCACAAGAGCGGCCTTTCTGAAGTAATACTCTGAGGTTTTCTTCCAGGGACTTATCGACACTTTTAACTACTCTCTTTGTTTTTGTAGCTCCATTAGCATACTTCCCTACAACTTCTTCACCGTAATTCTTCAGGTCATTGCCCTTTCTGGAATTAGCAACGGCATCCGCGAACTCATCGAATACAACAAGAGTCTTTTTGTTGATACCATTCTTAACCCTGCTTTCCATTTCAACAACCATCATCATTATATGAAGCTCTATTTCTTCTATATCA